ACGGATTGGGGACGCGACACGATCTGCGACGACATCTGGCTGCGCGTCGCCGAGCAGCGCCTCCGCGGCGGCGCTACGATCGTGCTGAACAGCTACCAGTACATGGGCAACGAGATCAGCGACGTGGGCCCAGCCAAGGGCATGGTGATCTCTGACGTGCGCTTCGAGAACGAGGCGGCGTGGGTGCGCCGGCAGGGCGGCCTACTGATCCACCTGGTGCGCCCCGGGCTCGCCGCAGTCGAGGCTCACGCCAGCGAGGCTGGCATCGTCGAGGTCGGAGGCGACGCCTACATCGAGAACGACGGCACGATCGAGGAGCTGCACCGGAAGGTCTACGCGGTGCTGCCCTAGAACCCGGCGAGCAGCTTCGCCAGCCTGATCGCCAAGACCCGCTCGGTCGAGAGCGGGACCAGCTCCTCCTGAGACCACCATGCCTTCCAGAGCTGCGCGACGATCTCATCGGTGAGATTGCGTTCGCTCCCGAGCTTGTCACCGAAGACCGCCGCGCCCGATGCAATCGGAAGGAATTCTCCGCCACGTCCGATGGGCGCTCCTAGCATCACGCCTTCAGGAACTGGCTCCATAGCATGTACGGCGCGATCGAAGGTCCAGTATTCCGTCTTCGGCATGAACTGCCTCGGCTCCTCCGTCTGTTTAATCCGCACATCTGCGCCTGACCATCTGACCAAACGCCGTTGCACAATTCGGTGCTGCCAGTAGGCCTTCTCTGCCAATTTGCCCAGCATAGTTGTGAAAGAACTCATGTAAAATCGTTAAAGATCAGAGCGTGAGCGACCGTTTCGTAATCAGTAGGTCGGGGGTTCAAGTCCCTCCGCCAGCACCATTTTTTACGGGGTCTTACACAATCACCTGGCAGCTTGCACAATTCTCAGTCGCCTCATCGAGCGATCCAGCTTCGCGCAGATGGCGGGCGTACACGAGCAAGCTCTTCGCCTGGCGCTCTGTGAGCACGAGCCCGATGAACTGCTTCCCGCTCATCAGCGATGCTCCAGCCGCGGCAAGTCTTTCCACACCGTCGCGAGCGCCTTCTGGATGCCATCCTGGTTGAGCACCTTGTTCAGCGCCGCGCGCAGATCGCGGAGCCGCTGTATCACCGACTCCACCGCTGCGACGTTGGCAGGCGTAGCCGGGATGTACGAGTACTGGTAGTCCTCATCGCGCTCGCCGATCGACCAGGTTCTCCAGTCGTCCTTGTCATGGCTCTTGTTGCAGTCAGGGTCTTCCTCGCCTGCCTTCTTCGCTGACGGGAATGGAACGACGACGTGGTTGTTGTTGATCGTCAGCAGTTTCCCAGTCTTCGGATCGACGCCGCGCTTGATGATGGTGTACTTGAGATCGAGCCCAGCACCTGGGTCGTCATGCTTCCCATCGTAGGTGCTGCCGCCAATCTCCAGCTCGATCCAGTCCTCCCACTCGATCCCGTTGCGCGCCAGGTCTTGCTTCCTGAACTGCTCCTCGACCTGCCGGCGCAGCTTCTCGATGTCGGTGTTCCTGAATTCAAGGCGCTTGCTCGGGAAGAACGCCTCGAATGACATCCCGTCCGTGTCTGTTCCACCCCTGAATCCGTTGACGAGGAACACCTTCACCGAGATCGTCCCCTCGTCGATGTGCTTGGTGAACGGCGACACGAACGTCCACGTGTCGATCAGCCGGCGGCGGTGCGCCTTCGACCGCAGGCGCCCGTGCTTCTCGCTGGCCGGTAGGTGTCCGCTCATGTGATGCTGTCGTTGTTTAGCCAGTCGTGCGTCGTGAATCCTCCCGGGCTGCGCAGCTCCTCCAGGCGCTTCTGCTTCTTGTCCCCCGGCTCGCAATACGAGCAGTAGGGCAAGCCTTTGAGCTTCTTGCGCGGGCAGCGCCAGCGAGCGTAGACGTAACGCATCCTTTTTCCCCTGCGCTCGAAGAACGTGGGGCAGCGGTCCTCGTTCGGAATGCTCATCTCAGCGGCCTCACCTTCTGCTCGCGCCTGGCGTAGTGGCGCTCCGCCACGGCCTTGCTGTTCCCCAGGAACTCGGCGCGGTCTTGGCCCATCTCCGCGGCGTCGTCTCCGGCAGCAGCGCGTAGGTCGTGGAAGTGCAGGTCTTCTATCTTCAGCGGCACCTCGCATCGCGCGAGTAGGCGGTTCGCCCGGGCGCGCGTGCGCTGCCACATGGACTGGAAGCCTGACACTGTGAGCGGTCCCCCGGTGCGCGAGGCGAAGACGGCCATGCCGCGCCTGGCTTCCGGGCGAGCGATGGCTTCGGAGATGATCTCGCGCAGCTCGGGTGTCCAGAGCCAGAGCTGGCGACGGCCGCGTTTCCCCTGTTTCAGCCTAATTCCTTGGGCGGTAAGCTGCGGTCTGCCTAAAATTCTGACATCGCCCTCCCGCCATCCAGTCAGGCGCTCGTAGCGCATCAGGAGCGCCATGAGGGGCGTCGCCACGGCGAGGAGGACTTCGGCCTCCCACGGCTCTACCTCGCGCTCGCGCGGGGCTTCTGGATTGCGCTCGACCCCGAGGCAGGGGTTGTAGTCGGTCTTGCCCTCCCTGGCGGCGTAGGTGAAGACGGCGGAGAGCACGGCGACGTGCCGGTTGGCCTGGACGTTGCCGACCTCGCGCACGAAGCGCTGCACATCCACCTTACCGATCGCCCGGCCAGCCATCGCCTCCGCGGCGGTCTTGCCGTAGCGCGCGGCGCCGAAGCGAGCGCGCAGCACCGTGAGGCTTCTGCGGTATTCGGAGATCGTCTTGGGCTTCCGGCCGCGCTCAAGATCGTAGGTCTCGAAGAGGTGGAGCAGCTCGGCTACTGTGCCGTCGGTTGCTGGAACATCGTCGCGGTAGCCGGAGAGCTGCGCCCAGAGCTTGCGCGCACTGGCGTCCATGACCGGCCCGAGCGCCACAGACATCGGCAGTCCCTTCGCGCGGCGCTCGTCGCGCTCGCGCTTCGAGGTCGGCTGCCAGAAGTAGCGCGCGCCGATCCGGCGCACGCCAGGTGGCAGGGTGAGATTGGTCTCGCGGCGACGGCCCACGCGCATAGGTTAACTTCGCTCCAGCTCAACGGCAAGCGCTTTCACCTTCGTCACGGCCTCGATCGCGCGATCGAAGCGATCCTTCCCCACCTCGATCGTGGTCCAGCGGTGGTGACATAGACAGCACTCGCGCCTGCGGCTGTCGCCGTCCTTGCGGAGCACGCGCGTCTCTGCGTGCTTGCAGATGGGGCAGCTCGTCACGTCGCCCTCTTGTAGAACACGTGATGTCCCCAGACGCCGATGCGAATCATGTACGGCGCCCACCAGACCTTGAGCCCCTCAACGTGGTACTCGGTCGCGCCGTGGGTGAAGTCCTCGCTCGTGTTCAGCGCGGTGCGCGCGATCACGATCGCGTCCTGCCAGGCCTTCCCGCTCGGGAGCGCCTGCCTCAGCCTGCGATCTTCGGTCCACGTGAACTGCCGGTCCCGGAAGACCTCCCAGCAAACCGTGGTCTTGTTGGCGCGAGCCCGGTTGCGCGTGACGAGCGCCACGGCCATGCGGCCTTCCCACGGCTCCGAGCGGGCCTCGTGGTAGACGTTCAGCGCTGCGCAGAGGACGGCCTCGGCGATCATCAGCGTAGCTGCGTGAAGCAGTAGAGGAAGGAGAAGTGCGCGCGACACTCCAGCCAGTTGCTGATCGCCATGTAGATCAGGGCCGCCACGACGGCGGTAACGATGACGAACATCAGCAGGCCATTCAGCGGCTTCATGCCGCCTCCTTGAAGTGGGTCACCGAGAGCGGCTGCGGCTTCAGGCTTGCAGAGAGGTACAGGGGATGCCGCGGCGAACCGTTGCCGGAGAGCTGGAGGTAGTGCGGCGTGAGGTTGAGGGAGAAGAGCATGCGTAGCACGTCCTCGTCGCGCGCCTTGTACGTGCCGTGTACTCCCCAGGCGCAGACCACGATCGCTGAGTCCTCACAGGCCTCGATGATGTGGCGGTCGTTATCCGGGCCGCCGATCGGGTTGTCCGCCTTCTTCAGCTCTGCCGGGTCTGTGGCCCGATAGGCGAAGAGGTTCACGACGACGATGCCGCCGTAGTGCCAGGCGTGCGCGTAGCCCTTGCAGCGCCTGATCGTGGCGTCGTCAGTGATCTCGTCGGCCGTGCTCGGGTTGAGCATGATGAACACCGCCGGCCTCACGCTTCTGTCCCAGATGCGGGAGAGTCGGTAGCGGTAGACGCGGTCGGGCGAGAAGACCGCGCTCGACATGGTGAAGAGGTCGGTCATCACGCTGCCTGCCTCTCTTGCCCGAAGTTGTAGATGTACTCCGCCACGCGCTTGCCGCTGTCGAGCGTGACCATCTTCGTGATGATCGGGTGTGAACCGTGCTGCGGTTGCTTCAGCTCCCAGATGCGTGCGCCAAGGCGGAAGCATCCGTACATGTCGAGGGCCTCTACCGGCGTGAGCGTCTTGCACGCCAGGAGGTGGGCGAGGATGTTCTCGCGTTGCGCTCTCTCGTTCATGGGATGATCCTCGGGGCTCTCTTCACGAAGAAGCGCTCGCGCCGGTAAAGCATCTCCTCCAGAAGTTTCAGGAAGGTCCGCTCTACGTCGTTGGCCGGATCGTCGCGCGGCAGATCAGAGTGCTCGTACTGAACGTCCACCCTGAAGATCACGCCGTCGCGCCGTACTATCTGGATTGCCATTGCTGCCTCCTACATCTTGTACGTCGTTGAGCCCATCATTCGCGAGCCCTGCTTCACGAGCAGGGGCACTCCGCCCTTGAGCGGGAAGCCGTCTCCCCAGTAGAACTCCACCTCGCCGGAGCACTGACTGGCGACGGCGATCATGTGGTCGAGGTTCATGTGGAACGAAAGCTCCGCTGCGTTGCCGATCCCGAACTTGCATGGCAGCGACTGCTCGGCGCAGTCGGTAGCGCTCTCCACCTTGACGGTCAGCCCTGACGGGTCGATGCGTAGCTGTACCGGGGGCACCGCACCACTCTTGAACGGAGCCACTGCTTCGAGCGCGGCGAGGAACTCCTCGCTGTTCACCGTGAAGCCGCCGACGCGATCCTGGCGCGTGATACCGGACAGGTCTGGGTACTGCGCGGAGAGCAGCTTGATCTTCGCCGTGCGCGCCTTCGAGTAGAGGCAGAGCACGCCCGGATAGAGCTTGAAGGTCTCGTACTCGTCCAGCGCGATCTGCATTGCTGCCATCGGCACGATGATGTCGAACGGCGCGATGTCACCAACGGTAGCCGCTGAGTGCGCGAAGAGGCTCGTGCCGTTGCTGCCAACGACCTCCATGCAGTGATTGCGGACCTGCACGTGCAGGCCTCCTGCCCAAGGACGAGCCAGGAAGTGCTTCGTCGCCGCGAACTGGCAGAAGTCCAGCTCCGTGTACATCGTGGCGTAGGAGCCTTCGGCGAGGCACTGAGACCAGTTGCTCGCTTCGATGTACGGCATGCGATCGCCCGGGAGGGTGGGCAGGCGCCAGCGGCCCTTGCCGCTCTTGGCGTTGAGCGCGAGGCCGTCCTTGCCGAGGCTGAAGTCGATCTCGTCGCCAGCGTTGGCGACGATCCCCAGCAAGCGCTGGGCTGGGACGCACAGGTCCATCACCGGCAATTCGGTGGCCTCGACTATGCACTCGATCTCCACCGCGGTGTCGTTGGCCTTCAGGAGAAGCGCGCCACCGCCCATTGCCTCCATGCGCACGAACTCGGTGACCGGGAGGCTCGTCTTCTTCGCGACCAGCTTGATCGCGTCGAGCGCGTCGCGCAGCGCTTCGGTGGATACGGTCATTTGCGCTTGTCGTTCGTCTTGAGGATCGTCGCCCAGACGCCCGGATCGGGAATGCGCGCCGTGACTTCGGTGTCGTTCTCCGGCTTGATCTCTCCGCTGCTCCATTCGAGGATGTCCTTCATCCTCAACTTGGGGTTCTTGAACACGACCTTCGCGTTGGCGAGGATCGCGCGTTCCAGGGTTGCCATGCTCATCAGCCAATCTCCATGTGAAAGAATTCCAGGGCGCGCGCCTCGGCCATCTTTCTCGCGCGGGCGAGATCGTCGGCTCGATGCTGAGCTGCCTGACTCACTCGTTCCATGTACAAAGCATCCTTGCTGTTGAGCTTGAAGATGCGCTCAGAGTTGACTGTCCCGTTCAACACTTCCACGAGCTTTTGAGTAGTGGCGGAGCCGTCGTCCCGCAGGGCCACTGCGTAGAAGACGACCTCGTGCCGCTTGAAGATCGCGCCGCGAACGCTCACGTCTGTGCCCGCTCCGGCGGCTTCAGCTTGGTGAGATGCCACCCGCCGCACTCGGTGCATGGGTACTTGTAGAGCGTCGCGGTCTCATGCGGCTGGCGGGTACGCAGCGCGCCCCCAGCTTCGTGCTCGTTGATGTACCGCGTCTTCTTCCCGCAGCCGAGCGCATTGCCCGTCCGAGGGAAGAGGCGGTCGCGAGCGACGCGAAGCTGGGAGCGGAGCGTAGACATCAGACCCTTACCATGCGATGGCATTCTTTATGGTGTTCGTCACACAGCCACGTGACCACCAGCGGCGCTCCGTAGTCGGCGTGATGCGCCTCGACCTTCTCGACATTGCACGTATGCACGGCACAGCACGGCCAGGGCTCGATCTTCCCGCGCAGGATCGCCTTGCTGACAGCGTTGTGCGCCGCGACTTTCTGGCGGTTCCGCTCTCTGTAGGCTTGTACTGCACGCGCATGATTTTCCTTGCCCGCTGGTGTTTGTTGGCGCCGTCGATTCTCTTCGAGATGCCTCTGGTAATCTGCGTATGGCATCCACTTAAAAAGGAATCTCGTCGTCCATGTCGTCGAACTTCCCGGCGCCACCGCTCTTGCCGGCAGGCTTCGAGTCCTTCGACGCCGCGGGCCGCTCGCGCTCTTCGCCGTCGCTCTTCGGCCTGACACCGAGCATCTTCATCTCGGCCCCGACGATCTCGGTGGTGTAGCGCTCCTTGCCTTCCTTGTCCTGCCACTTGCGGGTCTGAATCTTCCCGCGCACAAGGATTTGCGAGCCCTTCTTGAGATACTCGCCAGCGATCTCGGCGAGCTTCCCGTAGAAGACGACGCGATGCCACTCGGTCTTCTCCTTCTTCTCGCCGCTCTCCTTGTCCTTCCAGGAATCGGTGGTGGCGACGGAGATGGTGGTGACGGCTGCGCCTTCTGGGTTGTAGCGGGTCTCCGGGTCGCGCCCGAGGTTGCCCACGATGATTGCGAGGTTCAGCGATGCGGACATACTTGCTCCTTTCAGTTAGGCATTAACGCCGAGGAGTTGAGAGAGCGCGTCCTCGACTTCGTTGAGAAAAATTCCGACGAGCTGCTCCAGCACCTGGATGTAGGCGTCGTTGCGTTCCACGCGCTGGACGTACAAACGCAGGTGCTCCGGGAAGCGCGAGTCGTAGCTGATGAAGTCGCACCACTTCCGGCCGGTGACCCACAGGCCGCCCTGTATCTGCGGCAGGTGTTCCTCCGGTACTAGCGAGTGGTCGCCCGTGTCCACGCCAGCGCCCAGCACCTTCGCGAGCGCTTCGTTGCGCAACAGGATCGTGCGCAGGTGCGTCTCAGGGTTGGGGCACTTGATCTCGATCGTGCCGTCTTCCCCGACGAGGCCGTCCACGGACACGCCGCACCATTCGAGGGTCGGATGCGGGACGAAGTCCGACTCCTCGACGAGGACTCCCTTCATCTCCTCGTAGGCCAGCCGCGCCGTCGGCTCTAGCTCGATCCCGCGCTCCATCGGCCGCGTGCTGAAGCTCGCCGACGGGATGCCTGTGAGGCGCTCGACCACGCACTGGAGGCGGTAGTCGGCGCGCGCCTTCAGCTCGAAGGTGCGAGCATCGGCATGAGTCACGAGCCTGGCGCCCTTCTTGAATGCCATCGCGCTCTTGAACTCGCTGCCGGTGCAGTAGCCGGCGCGCTCCTGTTTCCAGGTGCGGGAGCGCTGCGCTCCAGCGCTGGTGAAGCGTTCGAGGGTCGCTTCCATCAGGCCGCCTTCCGCTCTTGCGGCACCTTGCCAGCGCTGGCCTTCTTGATCGCTGTCGCCTTGGCGGTAAGATGCGCACGTAGGGAGGTCGCAGCCTGCGCGTCCTTGGCCTCCCTGCAAGCCTTGAGGCACAGCTCCCACAGCGGGTTGACCAGGTCCACGTCCTTCAGCTCGTCGATCTTCTTGCGCCACTCCGCGATCTGCGCGGCCGGCATGATTCCGCTCTCGGTATCGAGCCTCGCCTCGTCGTCCTCGCCGGTCTCGATCTGGAGCACCTTGAGGAGCGCGTACTTGACCGCGTAGGAGATCGCCTTTCCCGGGGCCTTGTCGCCGTGGTCCTCGGCGTGCGCCGGCAGGCGCACTTCCACCAGGTCCGCCGGGTTGTCCATGTTCACGAACCTCACGATGAACTCCGCCTCGAAGCGGATCACCGGGATGCTTTTCGAGCCCATTGTCTTGCCGGTGTCGATGACGCGCGGTTGCCCGTCGAGGAACGGCACGATGATGATGCCGGCCTTCGCGAAGTCGTCGCGCGTCTCGCGAGTGACGGCGTCGTGCGTGACGGCCATGTACTCGCCGGCACCTCCGACCTTCTTATCCTTCTTGATGTAGGCGCAACTCTGCCGCACCTTGTCGATGCGCTGGTAGATGTTCAGCATTTCGCTCATGCGTCATTCTCCGTAGTGTGAAGATCGCCACTAGCGGCGATCCTTTGCTGCAATCTTGCGCACTCATCATCCCGTCTGTCGCACAGCCGCTCCGTCACTTGTGCGATGCGAGAACTGGCTCGCAGCCTGTCGATGCGAGTGCGCTGCCCGGCCGAGCGCCTGGCGAACTCGATGAGCGCCCGCACCGGGGCCGACAGCTCCTCGGCGCGCATCTCGATGAGGTGGTGCAACCTGGCTCGGGCTCGCTCGATCATGGCTTCCAGTGGAAAGAGGTCGTCCTGTTTCATGTACCCACAGCAACGGGGCAGCGGCAGTACTTCCACGATCCATCCTTGTCCTCGACGACGTAGCAGTGGCACCGCTGCATCCGCTCCGCCTTCATCAGCTCAGTCGTCACTTCATCCTGGAATGCGCGGTCGCTCAGCCAGAGCGTGATGAGGCCGATGAGAATCAGGTAGAGGGCAGTCTTCATTTGAGGAACACCTTCAACTGGAGGCCGAAGACCGTAGACCGTCGCGCGGGCTCGCTATGCGTGACGAACCTTGGCGGCTTTGGGCCGACGAAGAAGTTGGCGCCCCAGCCGTCGTGCTCCCAAGTGGCCGTAGGGATGAGCGCCGGCACGACTCGCGTGCCCGTGTCGTAACCGCTCACGAGTCCGGCCGCGCCACCAAAGTGGAAGTCGCCAGCTTGGAACGGCGTCCAGGAAGGGCCGACGTAACCGCTGTATCGGTAGATGCTGTTCTTGTAGAAGCCACCGATGATCGACAGGCGATCCACGCTGGTCGGCAGCTCGACCCCGAGCCCGAAGTTGCGCTCGTTATAGTCGGCCGTGCGGTCGGTGTGGTACGAGGTTACGGTGCCGACAAGCCACGTTCCGGCGTGTGCAGGCTTGCAGAACGCGAGCCCGAACAGTGAGTAGACAACGATGACCGTCCACCAAAAGACTCGCTGAGCGACATGCACTTTCATGCTGGCCTCCCATTCGATCGTCCGGCCCGGAGGGCGGACGTTTCGCTGACTGGCATTGGCGACTCCTGATCGCAGTGTCGCCTTTATACCATCACGTAACGTGCTTTGTCAACACATGTCGTGTTCTAACCGGGCAAGCGATTGCCGGGAAGTGCTACGCGGTGTTACTTATTTGGCGCGACGCCGCTGGTTGGCTGGCGTGGGTACCGGGTCTAGCGAATGAAGCCGAGGGCCGGTGCTGCGCTCCAGAGCGACGTTGGCGACAGCCGCCGACTCGATCTTTGAGAGCTGCTCTCTCTGCTCGTCGGGCTTGAGAAGATCGAAAGCGCGCAGCAGCCGGCGGTGGCCCTCGGTCTCGACATGATACGGCGCCGCCGATTGCTGCGCATGCGGCACGAGATCGGTGAGGTCCAGCTCGATGAGCTTGCCGATCTTACGCAAGTCCTCGAACGTGGGCTCGCGCTCGCCGCGCTCGTACATGGAGATGCGGCTCTGTCCCGCCCAGCCGCAGCGTTCGCTCAGCTCGCGCTGGCTCAGCTTAGCGGCCTTGCGGCCGGCTTCGATGCGTTTCCCGATCTCGGACTTGAGCAGCATCCCAATAGGATGCCACCGCTGCCTGGTCATCGGTTGCACGATTCGCGTTGACAAGTCATCACGGAACGTGTTCAATACCGCACCTATGTTCCGGTGCGACGAAGCTCTCTCGAATGGATTTAGCTCTCGGTCCATCTGCACATCTCCCAAAACGCACAGCGACTCAACCGGTGCCAGGATTGTAACACGAAACGGCATGACGTTGGCATACATATTCGTGAAGGCTTTGTGACAAAACTAGAGCGGTCGCACCGCGACCTCTACGCTGCCGTGCTTCAGCAGGCACTCGACGATCTTCAAATGCGCGGCAACTGCAACGAAGGCAAGTCGGCCCTGAGACTCTTCCGCGAGGCGCGCGAGTGGATATGCGGCGACGGAGCGATGTTCAAGCTCTGCTGCGTGATGATCGATCTCGAACCAGAGCGAGTGCGCAACGCGATGCTCGCGACGGTAGGGAGGACTCCAGCGTAATCCACCGACTCGTTTGAACCGGCGCCGGAAGTGCGATCAGGTAGGCGCCATCGCTGCGAGCACGGCGACCTGGGGGCACCGGATAAGTGGTGTCGCGCCGCAACGCGGGGGAGTGCTCAGGGGTAAGCCAAAGGGGCTCAGGTCTCGGGCAAGCCAACTCTCTCCATCCCACGGGGGGTAGGGGGGGGCGTGGGGGATCGCCGGGGTCTAGGTCCGGGCAATTTGAAAACGATTAGGAATCTCTCTTTGAAATATGAAGACAGCCATACCAAAGATCGGAGCTGGAGCAGAACTGAGTCTCTTCCCGGAGTGGATGGTTGGCGTGCATCCGAGTGTTGTCTTGAGCCGAAGACGCGGTAAGAGGTACAGGCTTCGTCACATCGAGAAAGATAGAGCAAGGAAAAAAAAATGGGCGCTCGCCAATCCAGAGAAAAGGAAAGCATCTTGGACCGCGTGGTCGAAGCGGAATCGCGAGTACATGAATGCCTTCAGCAGGAGGTACTACCACGAGAACCCGGAGTACCGCGCGGCACAGCGCGCTCGGGCGCAGGCGAAGAGGGACAAGTTCCTCGCGATGGGCCTGACCTCCAAGGGCACACCGCGGAAGGTACCGGCATGAAGCTCGCCACAATTCACGTTGGCACGCTCGCACCGCGCGAGATCGTGCAGACTCGCAAGGACCAGATCATCGCCGTCTTCGAGTTCTGGCGCAGCCTGCTCTCGAACCCGCGCTCGCGCATGGACCTCTCGCGCGAGAAGAAGATCGGATCGATGCTCACGATCGGTTACTCGGTCGAAGACCTCCAGCTCGCCTGCATCGGCTGCTACTTCTCCGACTTCCACCGCGGGCAGAACGATCGGCACACCGCCTACCAGGACATCGGGCTCATCTGCCGTGACGCCGAGCACGTGGACAAGTTCCTCGCGATCGCTGACCGCCAGGCCGAGCACATCACTGACGAGCGGGCGCGCAACGCGCGTTACGCGCAGGATCGCCAGCCGCCATCGGCCGAGGCTCGCGCGAAGATCGACACCATCATGGCAAAGCTGAAGGAGCGCAAATGAAACCATCCGCCGTAGCCGGCGTCCGCCGGACGATGAAGGAGCTGGTGGACGGGACCATCCGCGTCCAGATCGACATCGAGCCGCAGCACCGCACCGCCTTCCTCGAACTCTTCCCGGCGATCGATATGCCTGTGGCGCTTGCGCCACTCAACATCGGCCAGGCGCCGGCCGTCCCAGGAGACGACGACGACATCGAGCCGCCGTACACGGGGCCGGTCACCTTCTCCAAGGCAGACCTCGAATCCAAGGACATCGGCAGCAGCACGTGGACCGCGCTCGGGCCGCTATGCAAGAGCGCGATCATGCTCGGGAAGGAAGAAGCATTCCAGGAGTGGGTTTGCTCGCAGCAAGAAACTGTGGTCGGAGAGCCCATACCGCGGAACGATGAAGAGTGGGCCGCCAACTACATTCGCGTGAGCTGCGGTGTGGAATCGCGCAAGGAGCTGGACGAAGTCCCAGAGGCCAAGGCGGCGTTCAAGGACATGATGAGGCAGTACCGTGGCTGGCTCGAACAGCAGCGCTGAATGCACGCCGGAGACGCGGCGCCTTCTGATCGCGCTGCGAGGCGAGGCGCCTGGATGCGATACGTGCGGGTTGCGCCGCTGGAAACAAAGCAACGATCCGATGCGAGTGTACGCAGTATGCGGTCCCGCTGAAGATGCGAACGACACCTATCAATCAACCAACATTCGTGAGATTAACTATCTCTTCAGCGTCTGCGTAATTGGTCGATGCAAACCATACATAGAAGGAAACCTGTGGGAACCAGGCTCATCTACCCGCCCAGCATGACCTTCTGGCAGGCGCTCCAGGCCGGGCTCGTCGAGCCGCTGCGAAGCGAGTCGTACCTTCGCTACGTGCGTGGGTTGCCGTGCTGCGCTTGCCAACGCCCAGGCCCTGGCGATCCGCACCATATCGTCGGCAGCGGACTCAAGGGAGCTGGCACGCACACATCTGACCTGCTCGCGATCCCGCTGTGCCGCCAGTGCCACGAGAAGCTACACGCCGGGCACGGGCACGTAGCGTGGGAGGAAAAGCATGGCACGCAGATCGAGCACGCAGCTCGCACGCTAGTGGAGGCGGTATATCGCGGGGTGCTGCGGACATGACAGAAACGTACACAGTTGAGGATAACACACAGGTGAACGCCATTCAGGCTCTCCTGGCTTTGCTGCTCGCCGACACGCTCGCGAACGGCAGCATGAAGCTGAAATGGGAGATGACGCCAGGGATCATCGCGAATCTCACGAAGGCTGGGCTCACCGTGCGCGCTGACACGATAGCCACTGACTACGGCCGCATCAAGCAGCGCGTGCTCGTCATCGACAACTTCAAAGTGGAGATCGAGTGACGCGCAACCGCGAGGAGGAGCAGCACTGCATGGCCTACGTCGAGTGGTGCGGGCTCGCCGCGCACACGTTCCCCGAGCTGGCTGCGATCTACCACATCCCCAACGGAGGTGCCCGTCCGTATCGCGTGAGCGCGAAAGGGAAGCGCTACTCGGTGGAGGGCGAGAAGCTGAAGAGGATGGGCGTGAAGGCGGGTGTGTGGGACTACCACCTGCCTGTGGCGCGCGTGTGGGAGGGCGTGCCCTACATGGGCGTATGGATCGAGTTTAAGAGCAAGGACGGCCGGCTCTCGAAGGAGCAGAAGGAATTCGGCCGCCTCATGCGCCGGCTCGGCCACGCGCTGTTGATAGTCAACGACTGGGAGGAGGCGAAGTTGTACACCATCAAGTACCTCGGCATGCCACAAGGAGCAGAGAGTGTCGGACGCGCGAACTGAACGGAAGTCGATCGAACAGTCTATCGGTGAGGCGCTCGCAAGCGGCGAGCTGACCGGGCACCAGCTCAAGAAGGTCATGGCGCTCGGCATCGTCGGGATCACCGACCCGTTCGCCGACGCGATCTTCCGGCTCAAGTACGGGCTGGACGCGAAGAGCTACGCGGAGACGCTCAGCTCTACGCGCAAGCTCTCCTATGCGCTCAACTTCCAGCGCAACTGGCGGCTGCATACGCGCAAGCTCTCGGAGATGGCGAAGGAGGCGCTAGACTACTGGCTGGCCGACACGTGCCCGGCGTGCCAGGGGCGCGGGTGGGAGGTGCCCGAGGGCGCCCCGTACCTGTCCGACAACCCGTGCCTGCACTGCCTCGATCGCCCTGGCAAGCGGCCGTTCCCGTGGCTTCTCGCCCACCCGGAGGTGAAGATCGCAGACCACGAGAAGCCGGTGAAGCGGAAGGAGCTGAAGCGGCAGGCGAAGGAGCGCGACCACCTGATGAAGCGCTACAAGGAACTGCTGTGCGAGCTGGAGAACCACGAGCGCCACATCGGCGAGAAGGTCATCGTGGCGCTCACGCGGAACGTTAGCGTGATGGGCCGCGCTGTGGCTGCCGCGGAGGCGGAGGTAGAAGGTCGCGCCGTTCTAAGGACTGGCAGCGCTCGATCTCACGTGCGCTCGCGCGGCGAGTAGCCCACCTGCGTTGCAGGCGGTCCAGCTCCTTGCGCTCCTTGGCGTTGAGGCTCATGGCTATCTCCAGAAGATGACGTGCGTCGTCTTGCGCCGGGTCTCGTACCACGCCGGCAGGCTCGGGTGCGATTGCGTCCGCAGGTAGTGCGCGATCTGGCAGCGTGCGAGTGACCAGGGACTCATAGCTCCTCCTTCTTGTGGTCTCGCTCCTGTAGCACCTTGAACATCTCGTCACACACACCCTGGCCGTGCTTTGCCACGAACTCCGGCACGTATTTGAAGCGGGCATCCATGCGCACCGTTTGATGGATGCTGCTCAGCATCTTCGTCAGCCGATCGAACTTGCGCAGCATTGCCGGAGTGTATGGCTTAGCGGTTTTGGTCATGGCTTCCTCTCCAGTCTGTCGATGAGCGACAAACGCTGAGCGTAGTTCATGTTCTTCACGAACTCATAGACGATCACGTGATCCCTTATCGGATTGCGGATCAGCCAGTCTGCCACCAGCTCCGGGAACGTCAAGATTTCGCGCGCTTCTGCCCGGCCGCGTATCTCCGCAAGCACTTTCTTGTAGATGCTGGCGTGCTCCTCCGGCAGGTTGACTGGACGCTCGCGCACGACGAGCCCCATGTACCGATCCGCAATCAGGTTCACGTTGGTCGATAGCGTCCCTGGCATGCCGGCGAGCGCGCGGCGCAAGCCGTCGCTCAGGTAGATGTCCTTCCGGTCCTTGCTCACGTCGGTCTGCCTCCGGCGCGATTGTCGCGCGGAGCGTGTGGGTTGGGCAAGCTGGTTCACGATTCACCTCCGTTCAATAGGCTGGCCAGCGCTTGCGGCGTAGGCACCTCCGAGAGCTTGAACGCATCCATCATTATGGCCGTGAGGGTCGCGCCAGTTCCACGCGGATCACCACGAACCACGATCTCGCGCTTGCGCGGCAGCACCTGCTTGACGATGAGTGGCTTGCCCCACAGCCACCAATACTTCGACTCCGGGTCCGGCTTCTTATGGATGAAGACGGTGTCGCTGACTCGCAGGTGCGAGAACTTCGCCCACAGGCGTTTGCGCCGCTCGTCAGACTCCAGGTTTGACAGGTGGCAGTCGCGCGCCTCCGCCGCGTCGATGATCGCGGACAGCGTGTCGCGTTCGCGCATGCCGCGGATAGCTTCGATGATCTGCTTCGCGTTCATTGTCCACCTCCAAGTGTGCGGATGAGCGCGATCGCTCGCGCCTTGCTCTCGTTGTCCGTCTTCGCAAGCGCGTCTCCGAACCAGTAGCCGGTCCTCATCACCACGTTGGCTCCGGCAGCGTTGCGCGTGTAGAGCACGCGGTAACCGTCTTCGATCGGCTCGGCGTCCATGATGATGGCATCGTCTACGATCCGGCCAACGAACGGCAGCTTGATCGCGCGGTACGGGAAGTGCAGCGACAGCTTCGCCGGCACTCGGAACCCGCGCTCGGTAATTCGGCTGAAGCAGCCGCCCTCCCGCTCAGCCGGTACGCGGTAGGCCTTGTGCTTCACCACCCGCGCCTCGTCGCAGATCACGATGTTCTTGACCTCCTTGATGGTGTGCGGAAGATCGGTTGTCCTGAGAATGCGACCACTGATCTCATCGCGGTGACGCTTCGTCATGCGCTGGATGCGATGCCGCGCACGGTACTGTTCGCGCGTCTCGATGCGCCCGAGGGCAATCGGCGCGCGCTCCCACACCGGCCGCACGGTCGGCAGCCAGTGCATGAGGATGAAGCGCGTCGCGCCGTAGTGCGTCTGCCCGCGGAACCCCATCCTCCGCGCATGCTTGATCGTGGCGCCATCTCCGTAGTCCTTCACCAGCTTCTTGATCTCGTCGATGTTCATCATGGTCACTCTCCGATGTAGAGGAACTCGCCGAACGGCGGCTCGTACCGGCCGGGCTCCTTGGTGGTCGATGCCCAGAGCACGGGGTAGGGCGGCAGCTCGTCCGGGTAGTCGCCCATGCAGTCCGTGAGGTAGATCAGCGCCGCCGGCTGGATGCCGTTCTCCTCGACCCAGTCGAAGACGGGCTTGAAGCTCGTTCCCCCGCCACCCGTGGGCTTGAACACGAGCGGGTCGCCAGGCAGGAACTCCTGCACGCCGCCATCCTCCGCGATGTCCGCGTCGCAGTACACGACGTGCGTGACCTCCGGCTTCACCTCTTCGATGATCGAGCTGATCTCGGCAGCGAACGCAGCCAGCTCCTCATCTCCGATCGAGCCCGAGGTGTCCACGCCGATGACGATGGGCGGCATCTGCTCGGACTGGAGCTTCGGCAGGTAGAGCCCGAGCGACTGGTAACGCTGCGAGGGCATGCGCCACGTGTAGTCGAGCGACGCCTGCATCTGCACGAACCGGCGCAGCACCGCGCGCCAGTCCACCTTCGGCTGCACGAAGTCCTCGACCATGCGCTCCAGGCCTGACGGGAGCTTGCCCTGCTGCTTCGCCTGCTCGATCGCCTGCTGGACAGCCATCTTCCAGGTGCCCTCGTCCTGAAGGGCCGTCTCCTGCGGGCCGTCTATCACCTCGCCGAACGTGGGCTTGTAGTTGGGCGCTCGCGGGTCGCGCGGCTGGCCGTCCCCACTGCCTTCTCCATCCTGATCTCCGCCACCACCGCCGTCCTTTTCGTCTTCCGGCTTCTCGCTCTTCTCCTGTTGCAAGAGCGCGTAGATCGCCTCTGCGCTCATGTTGCTGAAGCGCTCGTCCACGCACCCGTCCGCCGGCAGCTCCAGCCTCGCACGCAGGCAGATGGGGTTGATCGCGTAGTCGCAGGCGATGTTCCAGAGCTTGCGCTCACGCTGATCGCGCCTCCACACGTGGCCGTTCGCGCAGTGCAGCACCTCGTGGCACACCAGCCCCTTCAACTGCGGGTCGGTGAGGCCGTCGATGAATGACGGGTTGTAGAAGAGGTGCTTCCCGTCCACCGCCGCCGTCCCGGCCCACCACGCCACCGTTGGCTTCAGACGGAGAGCGAGCGACCCGAAGAACGGCTCCTTGAGCACGAGCGCCATGCGCTGACGCACGATGCGCTCGATCGCCTTCTGCTCCAGCGCCTTCATCTTCGCCTGGTCCAACACGAGTACCTTGGTCATTGCTGCTCCTCCAGTTGTTCGATGCGTTTCTTGGCAAGCTCGATGAGCTGAGCTTCCGAGACAGCGTCCGTCGGAGTGCCGATGCACTCGATGAACTTCACGGCTTGCGCGACTGCGACGATGTCGCCCACTTCCTCCACGAACTCCGTGATTGGCCCAGCGGCATTGCCAGAGAGGAGCGCCGCCAGCATCACGTGGTCGGATACGCCGATGACGTAGACAGTGCGGTCGCCGTTGTTGTCGTGGCCTTTGAGCGCGCCCAGGAGCGCCGCCGCCTTCGTGCCCCTCACGAGCGTGTACGGTGCGTACTTCATGCTGCCCTCCTGTCGCGTTCGCGGATGAAGAGACGGGCGTCGTCGAAGAGCTTGCAGTCGTGTCCCCCCCCAGGCATCCTGTGATGCGGCTGGGAGCACTTGCCCATGCACCATGCGCGCCTCACGGTGCAGTGTGTGACCTTGATGTTGAGCGGCTTGTCCGCGAGCACAGACGTTAGCGCTTGCGGAGCATCCACCTGCACCACATGCACAAGCACCCCTGGCATAGTGCGCAGCTTTTCCTCCAGGATCGCGTAGGCATACCTCACGACTTTCTCCCCATGAACGCGGCCATCTTGCGTGCGATCTCCTGGGCGTCCTTCGCGACCTGGGCACGCCGCACGTCGTCCTCGCGCAGCTCCTGCGTGGAGGAGGTGGTGAGCTTGCGCTTGATCTCCTCGCCGATCTGGGCCAGCTCCTGGTTGCCGGTGAGGTTCATCTTCGGCAGCAGGGCGACCATCTCGCGCACGTTCTCCACGAGGGTGTCGCGCAGCCGGCTGTTCTTGCCCATGCCGGCGAGCTTGTCCGCCATGTGACGCACGGGTTCGAGCACGCGCCCCGCCAGGTCTTGCATCGCGGAGCCGACCGCGCTCTCGACGCGCGCCTCGACGCTGCGTGCCATCGCTTCGATCTCGGCGTTGACGCCGATCGCACCGCGCAGGCGCTCCATGTCCGCGCCGGACGGGAGTGCCTGGTAGGCCACGTCGAAGGTGAACTTCTCCTCCAACTGCTCGACGCTCGGGTAGGCGCTCTCGTCGTACAGCCCGTTCATCTCGCGGCGCGCGTTCTCCTTGAGGCGCGGGTAGATCGAGAGGAAGTCGGCAACGGCCTCCTCCCACTCGCCCTTCAGCTTCTGGAGCTTCGCGCCGTAGTCGAAGAACATCGCCGCCGTCAGCATCTGGGCGCCGTTGATCGACCACTTGAGCGTGTTCGCGTAGTGGAACTTGCGGATGCGGTCCTCCGCCTGCTTGACCGCCTTCCACGCGGGAGCCTCGGTGTCGATGAGGCACTTGTTGTAGTTGCCGGCGCGCTTCGCCGTGGTGCCGTGCTGCTCGGCGATCTCGTCGGAGGTCTTGTCGTCGTGCTTGCGCGCTCCCCAACCACTGATGGTCAGGTACACGAGCATTGCTTTGCTGGAAACGCCTGTCATACGGTCTCCTTGCATGTGGTTGATGGGACTACCGCACCGACGCGAAGAGCGCCGCCGCCATCGGTTCCTTCGCGAGCTTCACGAACGCTGGCAGGCTCACGATCTTCTCCTCGCCGATCGTCCGCTGGGAGTCGCGCAGCAGCACCGCGGAGAACTCGGCCAGCTCGCCCTCGAACATGCGCTTCGCATACGTGACGATCGCGCCGAAGTTCTTCACGTCGGCGCGGTAGGCGACGGCGAGCGCCACGGCGTAGGCGATGCCCGGGTCTTCCACCGACGGCAGTGGCGCATTCTTCGGGTCGGCCAGGATGGCGTCCGGGTCGGGCGCCTTCTCCAGCATTTCGAGGAAGCCGGCGTAGGACGCCGCGTCCGCGTCTCCGATCCTGCCGGCGAAGGCGGCCATGCGCAGGTTCGAGTCCGCGTTCTGGAGCATCATTTGCAGGCGACCGAGCGCTGTCCAGTTGCGCGGGTTGGGGCCGTTGGTGATGTCTGCCGTCGGCTCGAACTTGCAGAGCAGCTCGGGACGGTTCTTCAGGAACCCGAGCACGGACGCAGGCACGTGGTTCGCCACGCCCCACTCGATGTAGTCCTCCAGGGTGGGCTTCAGCTCCACGATCGTGAAGCGGCTCTTGACCGGCTCCAGGATGCCGGAGACGCCAGCGCGATCCCCGCGCCGGTTGGTCGCAGCGATGAAGACGACGTGCGGGCTGATCTTGTGGCTGCCGATCTGCCTCGCGAGCACCTGCTGCATCTTCGACTTCTGCACCGCCTCGGACGCCTGGCCGAAGTCGTCGATGAAGTTGACGGTCGGTTCGGTCGCGTGGATGAGGCGCATGAGGTCGCCGTAGGGCAGGAACTCGGCGTGGTTGTTCTCCGCCGCCTTCCACGGCAGGCCCTTCGAGTCGGTCGGGTCTTCCACGATCGGGTGGCTGACGATGAAGTTCTCCGGCTTGATGTCGGCCTCGGCCGCGGCCTCGGCACCGATGTCGGTCTTGCCGATCCCGGGCGAGCCCTTGATGAGCACGGGCTCCTTCGCCCTGATGCACGCGACCAGGAGCTGCTTGAGCTGCTTGGGTGAGACGGTGATGCCTTGCGCTGCTGCTGTCATGGTCTTCCTTTTTCTGTAGCCCCGCGAAGGGAGCTTTCAGTTACGCGGCAACCGGCCGCGCTGCGGTGTTTCTACGAATCCCTCAACTGGCGAGGGTTGCTGCTGCTACGGATTTCTCCAGCTCGCTGATCGCCGCGTCGATCTCCTCCTTCGATACCTTCTCGCCAGCGATTACCTTCTCCAGGGCATTCTTCTCGGGCCTGGGTATGGGCGGCTGCACCTGGGCGACCACCTCTGTGGCGGGCTTCTCGGCCGCGGAATTCTTGCGCGTGGTACGGCGCCTCATGCCGCCCTCCTGAAGACCGCCTCGCCGTTGCTGAAGGTGCCGACCTTCTCCAGCGTCTCGCCGAAGTAGCTGGCCACCTCGTGGAGGAGCGTTTGGAGACGCGCGGCACTGAGCGCCCTGGTGAGCGGTTCGCCGTCCTCATCGTCGTCACGCTCTCGCGGGACCGCCCACACGGCCACGATCCCGCAGTACTCGGACACGCCGACGTAGAACTCCGGGCTCGCCAGGATCGCGCGGTCCTCACGTCCGATCCATTCGTCGCACGCACCGAAACGCGGGAGCTGCGCCATCACGTCGCCGCGCACATTGGCGACGGCGTCGTCGAAGTTCATCTGCGCCAGGTCTACATCCTCCTCGTAGTCCACGTAGGCGTAGACGACCACGGTCGCGTTGCTGGGTCTGCTGACTGAACGTCCCATTGATTTCCTCCTAGTTGACGGTGAGACCCTCGCCGGCGATGCCGTCGAGGATCGGTTGCAGGTAGCGGGGCTCGACCGCGTAAGCGCGTCCCAGGCGCTGCGCGTCATCGGGCAGATGGACCTGGCACCACTCCTTCGCCTCGTGCGAGACGGGCAGGAGCAGGCTGATGCGAGAGCGTGAAGTCCATGAGCAGGGCGTCGTTCATTTGACCTCCGGTACGTGAAGGGACCGCATCAGGACACGGTGGCGTTGCTTGGCGCGCTCGATGTCGAGGTAGCGGAAATAATCAATTCGATCGCATTCGTCGGTGCCGTTCTTCGCCTTTCTGTCGAAGGTGTACATGGCACCGGCAACGCGCCCACGTTCGCTTGAGCGATCGCTATTGCTGCCGAAGAGGCGCAACCAGATGAGCTGGTCTTCCATCAGTGGGCTGGCAGACTTCATTCGGTCTCCTTCAGAGGTAGTACGCGAAGCGCACCGGCAGGCCCTGCGCAGCCGCCTGCCCGATCGCGTTCTGGTTCCAGAGATTTACCAGCCGCAGAGCGTCCGCCTCGCCAACACTGCCGTCCGGGTATTGGAAGATTCCCAGGCGACCGGCCTCGTTGCGGTGCAGGTGATCCGCGAACTTGCGGCGCTCCTGGGAGTACACGTGGCCGTTCTGATAGATCACAAGCATGTACGACTGCGCCATCACGCCACCTCCTTCGGAAGTTGTGATTCGAGGCGCCCCATGTGCTCGTCGAAGCAGAGGCCGCCCTCGACGATGGCGCAGCCGAGGTGCCCGTACTTGCACGGATGCACACGCTGCTCGTGCTGCGATTCGAGCCGCTCGATTGCCTTCCTGACGGCGGTGAGCTTCTCGCACTTGTGCTGGTGCAGGCGCCCTGCGCTGACGTGCTGGCCGCAGCCGCAGATGGCGATGACGCGGTGACCGTTGCGCTTGCCGCGCCGTAGCCTCTGGCCGAACAGCGGATTGCCGCGCACCGGCCTCTCGCCGATCAGCGGCTTGACGTACACCCGCACGCCCTGGATCAGGCGTTCGGGCATCCCTTCGACCGGCAGACGGCCACCGCGAGGCAGGCCGAGCAGCTCGTGCATGTCCCAGTTATCGGCATACCAGGTCGGGCGGGTGGGCTTGCTGATGCGAGCTTTCATCCAGCTCTCCTTTCGTAGCCCCGCTCCTTGCGAGGGGGCTTTCGCTTCCGGGGTCGTCCCGGCCCGTACTGCCCTGCAACTGCTGGACCCATAGTATAACACGAAACGTGGTGGTCTTGTCAAGTACATTAACTTTCAATGACTTAGGATTCGGCAATCAATGGCCTGATTATTCGTCAGAAAGTCGCTGCATTTATCTGACGAAACCCCTTGACGCGGTCAACACGAGTCGTGATAATGCGTACCACAAGAATAACAATCCGTCTCATCGTGAAGATGGGACAGTTGCGTCAAACGAATTGCCGGGGCGCCCGAGCCGGGCTCTCCTCCTTGAGAAAGTCTAGTAGTTCCCCCGTCCCTCCGAGTGCGGCGCTGCATCACGCAGCCGCCCCGGCATACCTATGTGAGGCCGCATGGCATTCCTGTACATCGAGGAGTTCGATCAGTTGATGGTGGCGAGCCACGATGCGCTCGCAGTAGGGCGCCAGCCCTCGCTCGCCAGGCAGCAGATCGCCATCGCGGTCGGCTCGACGCAGAGCGCCAAGTTCCAGGCGAAAACACGCTTCGTGCGGCTGCATGCCGACGCGATCTGCTCGTACAAGTTCGGCGACAACCCGACTGCCGCGGCGACCGACTCTCGCCTGGCGGCAGGCGCGACCGAGTATTTCGGCGTCGAGCCCGGCGGCAACATGATCGTCGCCAACATCCAGAACACGTGAGGATCACATGGTAGGCATGCTCACCACCGGCCCTGCTTCTCCAGCCGCGGACCAGCTCTCGAATCTCCTGGCCGCGCTCGCCGATCCTGCGCGCACGAAGCAGGCGATCGCCGATCTGCGCGCGGCCGAGACGGCCGCCAATGCAGCGCAATCCAAGGCGGCGGACGACGCGAAGCGGAACACCGACCTCGAAGACGAGCTGAAGAAGACCGCCGACAAGCTCCAGTCGGGACTCGACAACCTGGTGACGCGCGCCAGCGATCTGGATACGCGCGAAGGCGCGCTCAAGGGTCGCGAGGACGCGATTGCGCACGGGCAGTCCGCTCTCGAAGCGGATACCGCGCGCCTGAACCAGCGGCACGAGCAGCGCATGGCCGAGCTGGATGCGCGCGAGAAAGCGATGAATGACGCGCAGGCCGCTCACGAGACCGACATGACAGCACGCGAGCAGACTGCCGCGGAGCGCGAGGCCGGTGCGAAGGCGACGATGGATCAGGCACTCGCTCTAAAGGCGGACTTCGAGGCGCGTGCCGCGAAGCTCACCCAGGCGATCGCGTCTTGAGCAAGATCGCCTACGCCAACTCCAACCGCGTCGGACGGATCAACGTCCTCTACGACGTGATCCGCGACGAGCGGCCGATGATCGCAGCCCTGATGGCGCTGTGCGTCGTCCTCGAATGCGAGGACCACGAGTCGGGTCAAGGCAAGACCTACGTCTGCGCTAGCGAGCTGTTCCAGCCGCTGAACGAGGGCGACGAGATACCGGAGTACCGGCTCGAATTCGTGTACGACCAGCCCTTCGAGCTGCCCGAGCGCGAGGCCGCGAGGACCAACAGCGGCAAGTTCGGCTTCGTCGCCATCCGCAAGACCATTATCCGCGCGCCGTTGCTGTCCATCGGCGCACGCGCCCAATCCCCGGTGATGCACTGATGGGCACGCTGGAGCATACCGTCACCGTCGAGGGCGGCCAGTACAAGAACAAGCAGACCGGCGAGGTGGTGAAGGCCACCCGCTGGCAGAAGGATGGCGATCACCCGCTCGTGGTGCGCTACCCGATCGAGCGGCGCGAGTACAAGGGGCTGCTCGAAGTCTCCCCGAAGGAAAAGCACACGCTCGTCTATGGCGACTGGGTCGTCGAGACGGAAAGCGACATCTATGTCGTGCCGGCCGGCAAGTTCGGCTCGGTCTACGAGGAGGTGAAGCAAGACGCCGCGGAAGCGGCCCCGATAGCGGCGTAGAGGAGAGCACATGGTCACGCATCTGATGTACTACCGGGCGCTCCTCGGGCAGTGGAACGGTCTTGCGAACTCCGTGTTCGATCTGGACACCGACACCATCAAGCTCGCCGCGATCACGAACACGTACACGGTCAACCAGGACACCGACGAATTCTTCAATACGCCAGCCACCAACGAGGTGAGCGGGACGAACTACACGGCCGGCGGCGCGACACTCACGAGCCCGACCGTATCGCGCACCACCGGCACAGTTACCTTCGACGCCGCAGACGTGGTCTGGACGCAGAGTGCCGGCGGCTTCTCGAACGCGCGCAAGTTCCCGATCTATCGCTCGACCGGCGTGAGCACGACCTCGAAGCTCTACAGCGTCATCACCGCCGACAACGACGTGGGCAACGTCACTGGCGACCTTACGATCCAGTTCAACGCGAGCGGAATCTCGCAGTGGAGCACGACGTAGGACTGTAGTGAGTTACAGCACCAGCTTTCCGGGTACGGCGAACCCGCTACGAGAGGCTGTCGCCGGACTCAACGTCTGGTTGGATGGCGCTGCTGACGCGACAAGCTGGACGGACTGTCAGACTGGAGCACTAGCCGGCGGCGGCAATGGCGCCTTCGGCACGCAGGTTCCTGGCGGCTTCGATGACTCGACCGGGATCATCAATCCGGCGTACCAGCAGTTCTCACCGGATCAGGAAGTCACGATTGTCCTAAGCTCTTCTGGCTCTCCGAACGCGCGCGAGGTCGAGATCAGGCTACGCAGCCAGCTCGATCTTGCGCCGACTGGCGGCAACAACCGCGGATACGAGATTGACCTGCTAGACAGCAACCAGATTTCCCTGGTGATTTGGCTGGGCGCACTCGGGAGCTTCGCCTTCCTCGGAGGCTTCAACGGATTCTCGACCGCCGGCATGGACATGGCCGACGGGACGATCTGGTATGCCAGCATCATCGGGACGGTCATCACGGTCAAATGCACTCCGATCTCGACCGGCATCACGACGACGATCCTGACATACGACACGGCGAACGACGACGTTATCTGGACGCGCGGCCAGCCGGGGATCGGCTTCTTCGCAAACTCCGGCGCGACGGCGAGTAACACCTTCGGGATCAAGAGTTTCGTTGCAAATTCTCTGGGCGATACTACAGTCCCGAGGGTCGTGCAGTCCGCCTACATCCACGACGACACGACGACGCTCGGAACGATAGCCAACACGTTGTCTGGGGTCGCCCCAGGCTCTGTTCTGATCGCACACGTTGGTTGGGACAACAGCAACGGTGCGACATGCACGACATCCGATGGCAGCAACTACACCTCTAATCCAGAGGGAAAGATTGTTGACACGACGGACACGGAAGCAAGCCAGCTATTCCGCCTAGAGAACGCCGCACAGGGTAGCCACCTAATCACCGCGACGTTTTCGGTGGCTGCTACAGCGCGGCGCATGCGAATCTACGAAGTGTCCGGAGTGCGTACCTCTGGTGCGTTCGACCAGGGCGCAGGATTGTTTCAATCCTCTCCAGGGACTGGAGCCGACGGAGTTTCGTCCAGCGCGACTTCTGCCACCGCGAACCCGAACGACATCGTGTTGGGATTTTCTCAGGATAGCGGTGAGCTTGAGCCCGGAACTGGCACTCTTTCCGCGGGAACTGGATTCACTCTGTGTGGGCCGGCGAACCTCATTCTGGCTGCCGAGCAAAAGAATGTCAGCTCGACAGGGGCGCAGACAGCGACATTCACTCAGAACACGAACCATGCGCGTGTCACGCATGTTTTGGCTCTGAAACGCTCCCTGGATTCCAATTTTTCTCCAGCCGGCGTGAAGTATGACTATTCGGGTTTCCCGAAGCAGATGCTGGCCAACCGTTTTCAGGGAGTTCAGGCGTGATCTATCTACCGAACACGACTGACTCTTTGGATGTTGTAACGAGCGCTGCGGCGACTGTCGATGTCAACGCCAACTTTATCGAGGCCGCAGCCTCTGGCCTGACTGCCCCCACGGGCGGCCGTCAGAACACCGCGATCTCGACCGCGACCACCACGACGGTGCTGAGCGCTCCTGGATCGACTCTGACGCGCACGTTGAAGCAGATGACCATCCGAAATAAGGATGCATCGAACCAGACGGATGTGACCGTTCGTTACAACCAGAACGGCTCAGCCTTCGAGCTGCACAAGGAAACGCTGCTCCCAGGCTACGCCCTGATCTACATTGAGGGTATCGGATTCTTCCTCATCAAGCCGGGCCTGAACGACAACCGGCTGATAACGTCGTTCGAGCAGAGCACAGGACAGCGAGCAGTGCGCTCCGCCCTCGCTGCGCACGGCGTTATCCACACGTTCCTGACGATCTCCGGTACCGCGTACTACGTGTACATGGGCCGAGCAACGCAGGACGTGACGATCAAGTTCGTCGAGTTTCAGATTACGACGGCCGGGGCTGGCACGGATACGAAGGAGGTGGGGCTGTTCTCTACGCCATCCGCGCCGAATAAGTCCAACCAGACTCTGACGAAGATCGTCGCTACCGGCACAGTGGATGCAGGCACCTCGACCGGCGTGAAGCGCAATACCGCGTCGTTTGCGCAGCTCATCACCAAGGGCACGCACCTCTGGGCCGCCTTCCGCGGAGCCTTGAGCACCACGCAGATCACCACTGGTGGCCTTGCTGGTGACATGGCGGAGGGCGAGATTCTTACCACGACAGGCGGCGGTGCTCTGACCGGACTCACGACCGCTTCTGGGGTCGTTCCATCCGTCGTTGCGGTAACTCTGGCTCCTGATCTCGCGATCACGCAGGACTGATGTCTTCGCAGGTTTTCGACCAGGAGGCTGCTCCTGGTGGATGGTTTGATGCGGAGGTAGCAGGTGGCTGGTTCGATCGCGACATCTTCGCGACCGTCGCCGCCAACACAGTCTTCCCGCCGCTCGCGACACACACGTACACGGGACTGACGCCCAAGGTTCAGGTGCGCGTCATGCCAGGGCTTGCAACGCACACCTATACGGCGAATACACCGCAGGTGCGCGTCAAGGTCATGCCGGCGCAGGTGACTCACACGTACACGGCGAAGACGCCGAGCATCCCGGAGAAGGTGCAGCCTGGACTCGCGACGCACACGTACACCGGGAAGACGCCGCAGGTAAAGATGCCTGTCTTCGCGACGCTCGCGACGCATACATATAGTGCGCTGTCGCCGCAGGTGAGCACGAAGGTGCAGTCAGGGCTGGCGACGCACACGTACTCCGGCTTGGTGCCGACGATTGTGAGCGCGGCGAACACCATCACGCCGCCGAGCGCCACGCATGTCTACAACCCGCAGACGCCGCAAGCTCGCGTCAGCGTGAATCCTGGCGTTACGACACACACGTACACCGCTCTCGTCCCGAAGGCGAATACACGAGTGGCGCCAGGGGTGGCACAGCATTTCTATAGCGCGAAAGCGCCAAGCATTTCCGGCAGTACGCCGGCAGCGAGCGCAGTCCAGGGCGCGCTCTTCATCCACAACGTCGGCCGGCTGATGAGCCGGTAAGGAGACTCGATGCGCACTCTCGTGTTGATCCTCGCAGGGCTTCTCGTCGGACTTCGGCTCTTCACGCTCTCGATGCCGGCGCACGCCGAAGTCGTTGCAGTCGCGCCTTCGCATAACGGTGACATCCCAGCGACGACACTCCTCACCGACGAGCCGTGCAAGCTCGATGCGGTCACGAATCTGAAGTATCGCGCTATCTGGCAGGAGCAGGGCAAGCCAGCCCTCGAAGGCTGCTACGGACGTAGCGGGTTCGTCATCGTCATCTACTTCTCGGACAAGACGGTTGTGCCTGCACTGATCCAACAATTTCACAGGCCCGACAGCATCTGATGGAGCTAGTAGTCCAGCGCGAGCCCTCGCTCAAGAACTGCACGCTCGGCAAGCTCACCGTCAACGGCGAGCCCGAGTGCGAAACGCTGGAGGACGTGATCCGCGAGCAGGCGGGCGTCCCGGTTGCGAAGTGGAAAATCCAGGACCAGACGGCGATTTCCGCCGGCCGGTACCGCCTCATCATCACGTACTCGCCGCACTTCCACCGCGACATGCCGCTCCTCGTGGGCGTGCCCGGGTTCATGGACGTGCGCGTCCACAACGGCAACACCGCCAAGGACACCGACGGCTGCGTGCTCGTCGGGCGCAAGCGCAACGGCGAATCCGTCTACGAATCCATCCTCGCGTTCGAGGCGCTCTTCGGCAAGATCGAGGACGCGATCGAGAGCGGGGAAGAAGTGTGGATCACCCTCACCAACCCTGAAAAGGAAAGCGCATGACCGATTCACCCGCAGTATCCGCGCTGGCAGTAGCCAGCGTCACCGCGGCGGCGATGACCGTCGCCACCCCGATGGTCCTCGCCTACGCGAAGGCGCACGGCGTCGAGTTCAGCTCCCCAGAGCAGGTGCAGGCGGTGGGCGTGCTGGTGGGCGCCGGCTTCGGCGCGGCGACGCAGCTCTTCGCGGCTGTCGGCAAGTCCCTCGTGGACGCCGTGGTGGCCGTCAACGAGGCCGTGGCCAACCGCGCCATGCAGGCGCTCGCGCTCGTCGGCGGCAAGAAGCCGGAGGCCGACATCGCTGTGCTGGGGCAGAAGTCGTGAGGACACTCTCCGCGGCGATCCTCGCCGCAGTAGTGCTCTCGGGCTGCGGCCTGTTCCAGGCCTACCAGGCGCCAGTCTCGACCAAGGCTCCGGTGGTGTGCGAAGCCTTCACGGGCGACGCCGCCTCCGTGTGCGCACAGGCTGGCGACATCCTCGTCAAGGGCTACATCACGGTCGCCGCGATCGATCAGGACATCAAGAAGACCGCGCCGACCGGCATCTGGACCAAGGCCCAGGCGCAGGACTACCTCGACCAGGCGAAGGAAGCCAGGAAGAAGCTCGACGCGGCGTGGGACGTGTACGCCACCGGCAACTACCAGGCTGCTCTCGACCAGGCGAACGTGACCGATACGCTCATCACGGCGCTGGAGAAGAAGATTGCGGCTGACGCCGCTAAAGGGAAAACGCAATGACCGCAGCCGTCGCAGTCGCGCTGGTCGAACTGGCGCCCGTCATCGAGGCCTCGATCGAGGCCTACAAGATTCTCCAGGACGCCAAGCCAATCCTGGACACCTACCGCGCGCAGGCTGCGCAGGGAGCAACCTTCGAGCAGATCGCCACCAGCATCCGTGCGCTGACGGTGACCGCAGAGACCGACGCGCAGGCGGCGGTCGATAAGCTGCCCGCGGCGTAAAGCAGGTGGGCTCATGGCCGCCATCTCTTTCGTGGTGGCGGCCTGGTCTTTTGTCCTTGGCGTTTGCTGCTTTCTGGTTTGCGCCTGCTCTCTCATCGTCGGCTTCATCCGAGCCGTCGTCGGCTTCATCGAGTGAGCGGCCAATGATCTTCGATCGGCGCAAGGGCGGCGTATGGACGTGAGCCTGCTCACCCTGCTCTCGAAGCTCGAACCGTACACGCTCTTGTGGGTGCTCCCCACGCTCGGGTGCGCGTTCCTGGGCTACTTCATCATCTCCTCGCGTCGCGAGGACAGGCAGGACAGGCGCGCGATGCTGGAGGCGCTCGACAGGGTAACGGCGGCGCTGACCGGCGTGCAGCTCGAACTCGCAAGGCGTGCGGCGAGGCGCGGATGAAGTTCTCCCGGTGGTTCCTGCGGGTGCTCTCGCCGATATGCGAGCGCGAGCGCATGGAGATGCGCCTGGGGATTGCCAGGATGTCGGCCTTCGCCGACGACGTGAAACGAACCATCGAGAAGCGCCATGCCGTGGACACCAGAAGAGTTCAAGCGCAAGCACGCTAAGAAGCTCCCCGCAGCGAAAGCCGGCAAGGCCGCGGCGATCGCGAACGCCATCCTGGCGCGCGGGGGTGACGAAGGCACGGCCATTGCCACCGGGATCGCCCGGGCGAAGGGCATGAACCACTCCAAGCACGGCCTGGAGCCCAAATAACTGGCGTTCGCGCCAGGGAAGGAGCACGTGAAATCCACATTCCTGCTGGAAGCCTGGATCGATGGCGGCAATTCCGCCGGCCTGTACTGGGAGGGAGTCGGCAACCACACCGTGACGCGCTATCCCCTGGACGCGCTCCGCGTGGATCAGAAGGACGTGGCCGAGCAGCTCGCCCAGCTCCTGAACAAGTTCGAGCCCTGCATCATCCACGGAGTTAAGGGGCGATGGCTGGCCGTGAATCACGGCTTCATCGAAGACGACGAGGCGGCCACCGAGGAGCACGTGCCGTACCTCTCCGAGGATCAGATCGTCGAGGCCGAGCTGAAGCGACTCCGCCCGGACGACGTGAAGTACCTGCGGGTGGCCGGCGAGAACGGCGACCTGGCCAGGCTGCACATGCACTACGGCCTGTGGCTGCGCAACACCTACAACCTGTGGCACCAGGAGAACCCGCACACGATGCTCGGGTACGCGCCCGAACTGCGCGATGGCGCCGACTGCAATCCGCGGCACCCGGACAACATGAGCGGCCGGATCATCGAGAAGCTGTACCAGAGGGTCAAGGCGACCCAGTGAAGGAGGTGTAGTGGGAACTTTCAAGATCGAGATCGAGGCCGTAGGCGGCCACGGTTGCCAGCGTGAAATCAAGAGCGGCGCCGAAGTCCCGGGCTGCGGGCACGAAGCCTGCCCCGACTGCGCCGCACGGCGGTTCGTGATGGAGCTGAAGCGTAAGGGAAACTCCCTCGTCTCTGCGAAGCTCACGCACTGGCCAGGCGACCCGAGTTCCGTGCAGGACGACCTCCTGTCAGGCATTCGGAGGGGGAGCTTCTGATGGGCATTCCGTACTCGACCATCGCCAAGCTGATCCAGTCGCTCCAGAAGACCGGCGCTTACCGCGCCACCGCATTCGCGAGCCCGAGCAAGACCGTAAAGGTCACCCGGGTCGGCACGCTGGATCGCAGGGAGCGCAACACCTACCTGCGCGTCACCATCGGCCGCCCCAACTACGCGGAGCGCAAGTTCATCAAGGCGTGCCAGAAGGCCGGCGAGCCGTTCCCGGTGCGCAAGGTGCAGCTCTCCTATCCCGGAGCTGCGTGATGGTCGTATCGATCCCGAATCAGCCGGCGCGCATGACGCCGGAGCAGTTCTGCTACTGGCTGCACGGATACTTCGAGATTGCTTTCATGCAGTTGCAGGCGCCGAAGCTGGACGACTTACAGGTGCAGGTGATAAGGCGCCATCTCGATCTCGTGTTCTCGCAGGCGCCGCAGCAGAGCTTCGCTCTTCCGCAGCCCTTTGTCGATCGAGTGACGGGTGCGGGGGTGGCGGACAACATGCCCTGGCACAAGCGGGAAGTCTTCGTCTGCTGACGTGATCGTCCTAGAGGAACGGCCTCCGCTCTACGCGGAGATCGACATGAGGTTCCACGTGGCACATCGCCGCGGCGTGCTCTACACCTTCGGGGACACGATCTACAACCCGGACGGCGTGGACATCCCACAGCCGCTCATGGAGCACGAGGAGGTTCATAGTCTCAGGCAAATCGCCTACCCGGGGATCGCGGGTCACTATGACGGCGCCGCGGGAGTCGAAGGCTGGTGGTTCCGCTACCTGGACTCCGACGCCTTCAGGCTCGCCGAGGAGCTGCCCGCGCACCGCGCCGAATACCGCGCCATCTGTCGCGAGGTAAAGGACAGGAACCAGAGAGACAAGTGGGCCCGCGTGATAGCCGGCCGCCTGTCCTCCAGCCTCTACGGTAAGGTCGTAGGGACGAATGATGCGCTCCGCATGGTGCGCGCCGCATGAAAATGGTCGAGGCGGACTCAGACGCCATCTCGCACCACGGCTACGACCCCAAGACGCAAACGATGGCCCTGACGTTCCGCGGCGGCAAGACGTACCAGTACCCGAGAGTCCCGCAGGCCGTCTACGACGATCTGACGAGCGCCAAGAGCATGGGCAAGCATTTCGCCCGGCACATCAGCGGGAAGTACAAGCCGGCATGATCGGGATGCTCAAGAACGCGAAGCACGAGCGCTTCGCACAAGGGCTCGCCGAAGGGAAGAGCCAGGCTCAAGCGTACACAGATGCTGGGTACAAAGCCAAGCAAGCGAACGCTGAAGCCTCCAGACTTATACAGCATGTCCCCGATATTACACAGCGTCGGGACGAGATTCTCCAGGCGCGTCGCCTAGATGCTGACAGCTCAAGGCGTTACGCCGTACAGCAAGCTGGATACGACAAGGCGCGGATTCTCACGACGCTCGCCGAGATCGTGGACCGGAGCATGCAGTACGCCCCGGTGACAGACGAGAAGGGCGGCCAGGTCTTCGTGCCGGCGCCCGAAGGCATGACGACGAAGGACGGTCAGCCGGTGCTCTTGTGCGCCGCCTACACGTTCGACGCCAAGGCCGCGACCGCGGCGCTGAAGCTCCTCGGGATCGAGGAGGGCATGTTCATCCCAAGAGAGGAGAGGCGCCCGAGCCCGCTCGATGGCCTGCCTGCCGATGTGCTGCAAGCGATTGCCCAGAAGCTACGCTTGCCCGCTCCGGCCGGATACCGCCTCGACTTGCCCCGGGAGCCTGTGACGATTGATGGAACACGATCTGACGTGGCTGGACCATCTAAGCCCGGAACATCGGGCGCTGGTCCTAGCACAGACTGAGCAGGCGCTCACCTATAAGCGGCTGGAGCTGTACGCGCCGTACACGAAGCAGAAGCTCTTCCACGAGGCAGGCCTCTCGTACCGCGAGCGCCTGCTCATGGCCGCCAACCAGTTCGGTAAGACGTGGGCCGGAGGAGCAGAGGACGCCCTCCACGCGACCGGCCGATACCCGCACTGGTGGCGAGGCCGCATCTTCAACAAGCCCACGGTGGGATGGGTAGCAGGGATCACCGGGGAGAAGACGCGAGACGGCGCGCAGCGCGTGCTGATGGGACGCCCGAATGCCATCGGCACCGGGATGTTCCCGAAGGACGCGATCAAGGACTACTCGAAGAAGCGCGGCAATGCCGACGCGATCGACACCGTCGTGATCCGTCATGGCGGCGGCGCAGATGTGCAGATGGGCGAGTCCATCCGCACGTTCAAGAGCTACGACCAGGGCGAGCAGAGCTTTACGGTCGAGACGCTCGACACGGTGTGGCTGGACGAAGAGCCGCCCATCAAGGTCTACACGGAAGCGCTGACGCGCACGAACACGACGAACGGCCTGCTGTGGATGACGTTCACGCCACTGCTGGGCATGAGCGGCGTCGTCACCCGCTTCCTGCTCGTGGACCCGTCGGACCCGGCGCGGCATGACCGCAACGTCACCTCGGCCACGATCGAGGACGCAGAGCACTACACGGCCGAGCAGCGCGCTCGCATCATCGCGAGCTACCCGGAGCATGAGGTCGAGGCCCGCACCAAGGGCATCCCGATCATGGGCTCGGGGCGCGTATTCACCGTCGCTGAGTCGCGCATCAAGTGCCCGGCGATCATCATCCCGTCGCACTGGCCGCGCATCGCCGCGATCGACTTCGGCCTGGAGCACCCGACGGCCGTGGTGTGGATGGCGTGGGATCGAGACGCAGACGTGATCTACGTCTACGACTGCTACCGCGTGCGCAAGGAGCCGTCGATAGCGATTCACGCCTCGGCGATCAATGCGCGCGGCAAGTGGATACCGATGGCCTGGCCGCACGACGGCAACAACGACACGGCGCAGGGCCCGCAGCTCGCGAAGCAGTACCGCGACCACGAAGTGAACATGCGGATCGAGAACGCGAAGTTCGGCGAGACCACAGACGACTCGTCGGTGGACACCCGCCAATCTCGCACCTCAGTCGAGGCCGGCTTGCAGTACCTGAACAACCGCATGCTCACCTCTCGCTTCAAGGTGTTCGAGCACCTGAACGACTGGTTCGAGGAGTACCGCCTCTATCACCGCAAGGACGGCAAGGTGGTGAAGGAGCTGGACGACCTGATGAGCGCCACGCGGTACGCCGCGATGGACCTGCGCTACGCAATCACGAAACCTGCTGGGGGCAAGGTCGATCACGGCCGCGCCGCCAACTGGCGACTCTGAGCAACACCGATCAACGAAACTAGGAATCCCCAATGCCTGCTCCCAAAATTTCCGACTACGTCGGCACGCCCGGCACTCCGTGCGCGTCCACCGCCGTCACCTCCGAGGACAACGGCGACCTCGGCCAAGGTGTGTTCAGCTCGAAACTCCCCGACCCGATCTCGGGCCGCGAGAACGAGTACGGCGGCGGCGGCGACTCCGGCAGTGTGCAGCCGCTGGACAACAACAACACGACTCTCGACCTGCGTCCCGGCGGTGCCGGCGGCGTGATGGACAACGAGCGCGACGTGACCGCCACCACGAGCGAAGAGCCCAACCCCGTCAACTTCACGTCCAAGCTGCCCGACGCGAGCCGGTGAGCGCGAAGCGCATCGAGGACAAGAAGAAGCCGGGATGGCCGTGGACCGCACGGCAGCGCCGGCAGAAGCTCGGAGGCCGTCAGGCGCGCAAGCGCACGCGGCACGGCACATGAGCCGCAAGGTCGAGCCGCTGCAACCCAAGCCCCACGTGGCCAACTGCGTGGGCTTCGAGTGTCCCGAGCGCGACTCGTGCCTGCGCTACCTGCGCCCGGCCTGGCGCGCGGGCAAGGACAAGGACGGCAAGCTCATCGTGCAGACGTGGGCGAGCTACGACATCGAGCGCAAGCGCTTCAAGACGTGCGAGGCGAAGATCGTCCTGCATGGCGCCGTCAACACGGCGATGGGGCGCGCGTTCGTGAGGGCCACTGCATGACTCAGTATCGCGTCTTTCAGCAGCTCGCGCCCGTGCAGACCAGCAGGGAGCCCGAGGAGTGGGAGAGTCGCCTGAGAGAGGTCGGAATGGTGACGGCGGACTGCGGAAATTCCGCCATCGACAGGGCAAGGGAACTAACTGCCATTCGGACTGGTCGCGGGCTCGGGCGCTACCCGATCGTTGCGCCAATCCAGTAAGGTTTTCCCTACATTTCAGTTTCCTCGCAACTACAAGTAGTTGGCACAACGACTGCATGTGGTGGATTAGCTTCAACAGGAGCACGGCAAATGTCGCAGAGCAACACCCGGATAGTCGTGATCGACACGAAGTCGATGAAGGCCAAGCGGTACGTGGGCCGAACGCACACGAACACCGCGGAGTTGCTGGAGTGCGACAACCGCTCAGCTCTGGAGAAGGTCATCGAGGTGTTCCGCGTCAATCCACGCGCCGCATACGCGCAGTGGGGCGATGGCGATCCCCAGGTGGCGTAGTTGTACGACACCTCGGTGTCCCAGGTCGTAGACGGCCTGGCATCGCAGGAGAAGGGTGGACAGGTCAACGCGGGCGCACTCACGCCTCGCGAGTTCCTCGGGTTCGCCTACGACATCCAGCACCAGCCGGCCTGGCGCGTCGAGGCGGACAAGTGCGTCGATTACTACGACAACAACCAGCTCGACCTCGCGACGCTGCAAGCGCTCCAGGCCAAGGGCATGGGTCCGCTCATCAACAACCTCATCGCGCCGATCATCAACGTGGTGCTCGGGATGGAGGCGAAGACGCGCTCCGACTGGCGCGTCACGGCCGACGACGACGCGGTGACCGAGGTGGCCGAGGCCCTATCGGCGAAGCTCTTCGAGGTGGAGCGCGAGTCGCACGCTGACCGCGCGTGCTCGGACGCCTATGGTGGCCAGATCAAGGCGGGCCTCGGGTGGGTCGAGGTCTCGCGCGAGCGCAACCCGTTCGAGTACCCGTACCGCGTGGGCACCGTGCATCGCCGGGAAATCTTCTGGGACTGGCGCGACCTCTCGTACAACCTGAAGAAGTCGCGCTACCTCGTGCGCAAGCGCTGGTACGACCTCGACCAGGCGAAGGCCTTCTTCCCGGCGTCCGCATCGTTTCTCGAAGCGTACCGCGGCGACAGCATGCGCACGTACCTGGAGACGATTCACCAGGGCCTGGAGCTGGCGTACTCGCTCGAACAACTCCGCATGCTCGACATGGCGGACTACGAGCAGTTCCGCTCCTGGGATCGCGAGCGCATCTGCCTGTACGAGGTGTGGTACCGCCGCTGGATTCGCGGCTACGTGCTGCGCCTGCCGACGGGCGACGTGATAGAGCTGAACATGAAGAACCCGCTGCATGTCGCGCTACTCGCGCGTGGTGTGGCGAAGCCCGAGGCGGCGGTCTACGCGAAGATGCGCATGGGTATCTGGGCCGGCCCGATCCGCCTGATGGACGTGGACTGCGGCACCTCCGACTTTCCCTACGTGCCCTTCTGGGGCTACCGCGAGGATCGCACGGGCGTGCCCTACGGCCTCGTGCGCCTGATGCTCTCGCCGCAGGACGAGGTCAACGCGCGCCGGCAGAAGATGATGTGGCTGATGTCGTCCAAGCGCGTAATCATGGACGCTGACGCCCTGGACCAGGACTCGAACGACACGCAGGCGATGCTCGATGAGATCGCGCGGCCAGATGCCGTCGTGGTGCTCAATCCGAACCGCATCAACAAGCAGGGCTCGTTCGCGGTGGACTCGAACCAGTCGCTCTCGAAGGACCAGTTCGAGGTGATGAAGGACGCGGAGCAGGGCATCCAGCGTGTCGTCGGCGTCTTCAACTCGATGCTGGGAGACCGGCAGTCGGGCGCGGACTCGGGCATCGCGATCAACTCTCTCGTCGAGCAGGGCACCACGGGCCTGGCGGAGATCAACGACAACTACCGCTTCGCGCGGCGCCTGGTGGGCGAGCGCATTCTCGATCTGCTGCGCCCGGACATGATCGGGCAGCCTGTGCAGGTGATGGTCGGCGAGACCGGCCGGCAGCGCACGATCTCGCTCAACAAGCCCGGGCAGCATCCGCAGAATCCGGGGCAGCAGATCGTCCTCAACGATGTGCAGAGCGCCAAGGTCAAGGTCGCGCTCGAAGACGTGCCCTCGACGCCGTCGTATCGTCAGCAGCAGCTCCAGATGCTGACCGAGGTGATGAAGGGCATGCCGCCGCAGCTCCAGGCCGCGATCGCCCCGTTCTACCTGGAGGCGACCGACCTGCGCCAGCGCCGCGAGATGGCGGACGCTGCCAGGCGAGCGATGGGCCAGCAAGTGCCCAGCACGCCCGAGGAAGAGCAGCAGATGGAGCAGGAAGCCCAGCAAGCGAAGGCCCAGCAGCAGGAGGCCATCCGCCTGGAGCTACTGGAGCGCGCCGCGAAGATCGAGCAGCTCCAGGCCCAGGCCGCCAAGTTCCGCGCCGACGCGATGGCGCAGCCGGGCGACATGGACGACCAGGAGAAGCAGGAGCTGGAGCAGGAGATCGACCGCATCACGAAAGAGTCGCAGGGGCAGGTGGATCAGCAAGTCGCCCAGCGCCTCACCGATCGCAACATGGCTCAGATGCGCGAGCAGGCGCTGCGGCAGCGCGCCGCGATGGACGCCCAGTCGCACAAGCAGCGGATGGCCGACCAGGATGCAGCTCACAGCCGCGCCCTCGAAGACATGAAGCGCAAGCACGCCGCCGAGAAGGACCAGATGAAGAGCGGTTTCGCGGACAAGCTCTCTGCGGCTCGTGAAGCCGCCAGAGCGAAGAAGAAAGCGAAGGCAGCCAAGTGAGCGAAGAAGCCAGAGCACCCATCGAGTACAGCGTCGCGCAGCACGGCGACGGCTGGCGCTACGACATCCTGAACGGCCCGCTCGGGCTGTACGGGTTCAGACCGACGAAGCCCGCGGCGATCGACGCCGGACGCGAGGACATGCGCCTCGCGAGACTATTTTCCTGAAGGACACGACATGGTCACAATCGAAGTGCGCTGCCTCACCAACGATGGCGGCACAGTCACTCTGGGCTCGGGTTAGGTGATCCAGCTCGTCCCCAACGCGATCCAGACGTTCACCGACACGGTGTCGATCACGATCGCGGCGCCTGGCGGCGAGACCGCGGGCGAGGGACAGACGGCCCCCGTGCAGTGAACTGGGAGGAATTCCTCCACCGCGGTGACCTTCAGGGCGGCCTGATCTTTATCGTGATCCTCTTCGTCTTCCTGTGCGCCTTCGGGTACCTCGAAGACAAGTACCCGGATCACGATCCGAAGGACGACGAATAGATTTTTCGCTCGCTCGCAGCGACACGCGAGACCCGCCGGAGGGCTCCGGCAAAAAACAGGATCGAGAGTGCCTGCTGAAGCACCTTGCGCCTGACAACGCAATTCCGAGCCGATAGAGGAAATCCAGCAAACATGTCCGACCAATCAGGCAGCACAGCAGCAGATGCAGGGCAAGACAATTTCGATCAACTCCTGGGTGACCAAGGGACCGACTTCCTGAAGATGGCAGAGATGCCGGAGGATGCGGCTACCGCATCGCTCACCCCAAAGGACGAAAGCGCAGAAGCGGCAGCCAAGGCTGCGGCAGAAGCTGCGACGAAAGCGGAAGCCGAGGCGAAAGCCAAGGTGGAGGCCGACGCCAAAGCTCAAGCCGCCGCGAAGGCAGCCGACGAGGCAGCGCGTGCCGCGGCGTCCGCCGGCAAGGAGCAGAAGGTCGATGGAGTCCTGGCGAAGGACGGCAAGCACGTACTCCCGTACTCGGTCCTACAGGCCGAGCGCGATGCGCGTGCAGCGCTGACCGGCCAGGTGAGGGAACTTACGGATGCCGTCACAAAGTTGCAGTCGGGCAAGTCCGCCGACACCACGCAGGCCAGTGCGTTAGCAGCGTCACTGCGCGAGAACCTGGAGGAGCTGAAGAGCGCGTCGCCCGAACTGGCCGATACGCTCAGCAAAGTCCTCACGGTCGTCGATGCGCAGGATGCGAAGCTGAAGGCGCTGGAGGCTCAAGGCCAGCGGTTCGATGCGCGCGAGCGCAACGAGCAGGCGGAGGCCCAGCGCGAGGTGCGTGCAGCGATCGACGGAAATCCGAAGCTGCTCTACAGCGAGCAGCATGACACCGCGACGTTCAACCGGCTTGCAGCGCAGGACGCCATCCTGCGTAATGACCCGGCGAACGCCGATCTCTCGTTCAGCGAGCGCTTCGACATGGCGATCAAGATGGTCGAGGCGGCGCACGGCGAGATCAAGGTGCCCGACGAGTTCCTTTCCAAGGAAGCGATTGCCCAGCGTGAGGCCCAAACGGCCGAAGCTGCTGCCAAGGTGAAAGCCGAAGCCGACGCGAAAGCGAAGGCCGAAGCGGAAGCCAAGGCGAAAGCCGGGTTGTCCGGCCAGGACGCAGAAGCACTTGCCAAAGCGGCGTTGGCGAAGGTGGCGAATACCTCGCTCACCCTCACCGACATCCCGGGCGGCAAGTCACCAACCACGGATGACAGTTCGGTCGTGAACAAGTCCGCTGACCAGCTCGCGCACGAGATCGGGACACTGATCGAGGGCGGGATGGACATGCAGACGATCGCGGCGCGCTTCATCTAAGCAGGTAGGTCCAAGGGCGCACGTCCGCCCACCCCTTGCGGAGTCCCCCAATAGCTGCGCGCTGCCTTCGGGCTGGCGCGGTGCTCAGGGTGTGACCAAATCAATTTCCACAAGGAAACCTCGTGGCTCAAACGCAAGTCCCCGTCGGGTCAACGCTCGCGAAGAAAGTCTTCGGAGCGGCGCTGTTCGCGAACACGCAACGCGCGCCGACCCTGATGAAGAACCTCACCGGCCCGGCTCCGAAACAGCCGCAAGCCGAAGCCAAGATGAAGGGCCAAACCACGCCGGACATGCCGGTGGTGATGGTGACCGATCTGTCGAAGTCGGCAGGCGACGCTGTCTCGGTGGACCTCTTCAATATCTTCAACCAGAAGCCCCTCGTCGGCGACGTGAATGCCGAAGGCCGTGGAGAGAAGCTGTCGTTCGCTTCGTTCGACACGCGCATCGACATGTTCACGAAGGCCGGTGACGCGGGCGGGAAGATGGCGCAGCAACGCACCGTCTGGAATCTCCGCGGCCTCGTGCTGGCGAACCTCGCCGGCTACATGCCCCGTCTGGAAACGCAGCAACTGCTCGTGCATCTCGCGGGCTCGCGCGGTTCCCAGGCTGGCATGGACTGGGTCGTGCCGCTTCAGACGGACCCGGACTTCGCCAACATCCTGGTGAACGCCGTCAAGGCGCCCACCTTCAACCGCCACTATGTGGCGAGCGGTACCTCGATCGTGAACGGCGGACAACAGCTCGGCTCGATCGCTTCGACGGACATCTTCAAGCTGGAGCATCTCGACGCTCTGCGCGCGTTCATCGACGACATGGACCTGCCGATGCAGCCCGTGAAGATCGCGGACGACCCGGCGGCCCAGGACGAACCGCTGTACATCTACCTCGCGAGCCCGCGCCAGTACCAGTCGCTCCTCACCAACACCAGCGGCAACGTGCTCCGCACGTTCCAGCAGAACGCCTGGGTCCGTGCTCAGTACGGTTCCAAGCACCCGCTGTTCAAGGGAGAGGTCGGCATCTGGAACGGCATCCTCGTGAAGAAGATGGTGCGCTCCATCCGGTTCAACCCGGGTGACAGCACGCAGATCATCACCTCGGCCAATGCCGCGACCGCTACCGAATCCGCGCAGACAGTCAACGCGGGTCTGGGTGCGGGCAAGGCGGTCGATCGGGGACTGCTGCTCGGCGCGCAAGCGCTGGTCAACGTCTACGGCAAGAACCAAGGCAGCGAGTACTACTACTCGTTCAACGAGCGGCTCTACAACTTCGAGCGTAACTACGAAGCTGCGGCCGACGCGATGAACGGGAAGAACAAGGTGCGCTTCAGCGTGCCGGACGGGCAGGGCAACACCTTCCCGACCGACAACGGCGTCCTGGTATTCGACACCGCGGTCTCGCTGACCTAACCAACCGAAGAAAGCGAAACCAACATGGCCATCTATTCGGCTTCCGACATCGTCAGCAAACCCAAGGTTCTCGGGGAGTGGGGCGACGCAACCGTGGCAACGGGCAAGGTCGTTCCGACCGCATCCGTCGTCACGGGCGACACGCTCCGCCTGTGCATCATCCCCGCGGGTACCGAGGTCAACGCAGTCATCATCGCCAACGCCTCGATGGGCGGACCGGCGCCGGCCGACATCGGCTACGCGCCTGTCTCATCCAACGACGGCTCGCTGGCGGCGAACCAGACCTACTTCAAGGCGGCTCTCGCCTTGGGGACGGCCTCCGACGGCACCCTCGAAGCAAACTTCGACCCCATCAAGTTCGAGCAGGACGTGTACCTCACCGCCGTGTTCGGCACGGTGGTGGCGGGCACGACCGGCACCGCCCGAGCCATCGCGCTCGGCACGGCGAAGGGCGCGAAGTAACCCAACCGAGCCTGGACAACCCAGGCTCATCGCCGCCTCTGCCCAAAAGCGGAGGCGGTTTTTCTCAGCGCCGTGCGTCTTGCTGAAGGCAAATACCTGGACACCAGGTAAGCGGCACGGCTCTGAGAAAAACCTTTCATCACCAGGAGAACGGCATGACCGCGATGATCCCAGTCAAATACGTCGGCAAGAAGGAAACCGGAGAGGTCGATCATCTCTACGGCACCAAGATCGTCTGGTCCTTCCCTGGCGAAGTGAAGGACGTGCCGGAGAACAAGGTGCCGCTGCTCCTGAATCACCCAGACGTGTGGCAGGACGCGCGCACGAAGGCGGAGAAGAAGGCGGAACCCATCGGGCCCAAGACTCCCACGAGCAGGCTCCTGCGCGACGACGACAACGAGATCGTCGCCGACGTGGCTGCGAAAGTCCACCTGATGGACAAGCCCGGACTCGTGACCTACGCGCTCACGCAGTTCGGCGAGCGTCTCGACATCGACAACTCGATGACGCGCGAGCAGGTGCTCGGCGCCGTCGTGAACCTCATCAACACGCGCGAGTAACGCCACGTGGCGAGCACGTTGCAGACGGCGGTCGATCTCGGCCGCTACCCGCTCAACGATGCGAAGGACTCAGGGGGCAGCGACGCCATCTGCCGCTACAAGGATGTGGACCTGCTGCGCTTCCTGCTCCACGGCTTGCTCCAGGCCTTCCGCATGCGCGGCGACCTGTTCGTCGGGAGCTTCTCGAATCCACCGTCACTCTCGTGGACCGCCACGCAACCGTGGCCTCTCGGTGACGAGTACATCCAGATTTTCGCGGACTACGTCACGGCGCGTGCTGAGACCGTGGACGACGAGGCCATCGTGACCGAGCGCGCCGCGCAGTTCTATCAGCTCTTCGGTGCGGAGGTGCCGTCCTAATGGTCACCGCTCTCACCCTCTGGTACGACGACGTACTCCCCGATCTCCCCGGGCTCTCGTCCAACGACGCCATCGTGACGAAGCTCATCCGCGAGGCGGCGATCACGTTCTGCGAGAAGTCGCAGGCGCACATCATCGACCATCCCCCGCTCAACATCGTCGCGAACCAGCCGACCTACGCCTTCGCGCCAGGGACCGACCTCGTCGTCATCACGCCCAAGAAGGTGCTGGTGAACGGCCTGTCGATCCTGCCGGCGACCGACGATGACCTGGATGCGCTCTACGGAGACAACTGGCGAAATGGCGTGCTCGGGGCGAACACCGCGGCCTGGTACCGACAGCCCGACGACGCGAACATCCAGATCGTGCCCACGCCGCCCACCGACATCCCGGGCGGCCTCGTGATGCGCGTGGTCGTCAAGCCGACCGCCGTCTGCACGCAGGTGGACGACCGCCTCTACAACCAGACGCTCTACCGCAACGCGATCACCGCCTGCGTGAAGTGGCGTGCCAAGGCGATGTCCAAGAAGCCATACACCGACCTCGAAGCCGCAGGCTACTGGTCGAACGAGTTCAACCGCCTTTGCGGCGCCGCGGCGCTACGCGCAGCTCGCGGCTTCGGCGTGCGCCCCGCGCGCACTACTACCGTCGATTCAGTCGGCTCCGTGGCTCGGAACAGCACGCTGCCTCAACTTCCCTGGAATCCGTAACCTATGGGCCGTAAGTACACCGACAACGCGCTGACGACTCTCGCGTCGTCCATCACCGCCGGCTCGACGACGCTCAACGTCTCCACTGGAACGGGCAACAACTTCCCGGTCATCACTGGCCACGGTACGCCCGGCTCTACCCCGGACTACTTCGTCATCACCCTGGAGAATGCCTCCCTCCAACGCGAGAAGATTCGCGTGGAGAACCGCGCCGCCGCCAGCGACACGCTCGGGAGCGGAGGCTTTCCGCTCGTGCGCGGCTTCGATGGCACGACCGCGCAAGCGTGGAACACCGGGGACTCGGTGGACCTGCGCGTCGAGCACTCAGGGTTTCAGGACCAGGAAGACAAGCACGAGGGCGCGCTACGTCCATTCGGGGTCAAGGGCTCGACGACCACCGGCCTCACGTTCGGCTACTACGGTGGCAACGTCGTCGCAGACGGCTCGCTCCAAAATATCGCAGACGGCACTGTGGCACTCACCGCGAGCCAGAACAACTTCGTCGAGCGCAACGCTGCCGGCACGGTGAGCGTGAACACCACCGCCTTCACCGCCGGCAACATCCCGCTCTATCTCGTGACGACGGATTCGAGCGGCATCACCGGCATCACCGACGAGAGGCAGGACACCTTCCCGTTCTACGGGCTGCAATCGATCTCCGCTGCTGGCGGCGGCACGATCACCCTGTCGGCCGCGCAGGCGCGCGCCGAGATCATCGAGTTCACCGGGGCGCTGCCTGGCGCGACCACGATCGTCTTCCCGAACGTCAAGCGCATCTGGATCGTCAACAACAAGACGACCGGCGCCTCCGCGCTCACTGCCAAGGTCACCGGGCAGACTGGCGTGGTGCTCGTCCCGAGCGGCCCTGCCGTCATCTACGGCAACGGCACGGACATCGTCTACGGCACGATCACCGCGTCGGCGTACATCCTCACGCTGCTATCTGCCGCTAACGCCGCGGCTGCGCGCGGCACTCTCGGAGCGGAGACGCAGAGCGCAGAACTCGACGCGATCGCTGCGCTCTCCACCACTGGCATTCTCGCGCGCACAGCGGCTGCCACCTACGTGCCGCGCACGCTCGCTTCCAGCAGCGCCAATCTTTCCATCACCAACCCTGACGGAGTTGCTGGAGCCCCGTCGTTCGCTCTCGACGCAGACCTGGACGCCCTTGCGGCGCTCTCTGGAACCGGCATCGCCGTGCGCACGGCCGCCAACACGTGGGCTCAGCGCTCGATCGCAGGGACAGCGAACCAGGTCAGCGTAGCGAATGGAGACGGCGTCTCAGCCAACCCGACGATCTCCCTGCCAAGCGCCATCACGCTTCCAGGTTCCCTGACGATGGGTGGTCTGCTCGATACGGGATCGACTGGACAGATTGCGTTCCCCGCAACGCAGAACGCCTCTGCCGGCGCGAACACACTGGACGACTACGAGGAGGGAACGTGGACGCCGACGCTTGGCGGGACCGCGACGTACTCGACACAGGCCGGAATCTATACAAAAATCGGGAGGATGGTATTCATCAGCGGTCAACTGAGCGTCACCTCGATTGGCACAGGGCAAACAGCTATTGTTCCGGGTTTGCCCTTCACGTCTTCGTCTGCTGTGGGCGAGACTCCGATTTCGGTTGCTGTCTTCACCTCGTCTACGCCGATCGTATCTGCTGCTGCTATGGTGGATAGCTCGTCAACGAATATCACCATTAGATCGCGAGGGTCGTCGTCCCAGTCAGATGGTTTTAACGCAATTTTCGCTAACGCGACCAGTAGTGCTTTTGCTGGTTGTTACCACGTATAAAAAGGAGATAGTAAGTGGAGAAGAGAATCGAGATTTGCGTCGGAACGGATCGCAGCGGTGGCGTCCGTGCCAGGATTTCCCTTTTGACGATGTCTGGGGAATCCGTCCTGAACGAGTCGTACCACAGCGTTACGCTCCTCCCCGGGGACGATCCTTCAAGTGTTCGCGCTGATGTCGAGAGGCATCTGTCGCAACCGGAGCAACTCTCCGGCATCCCTGGTTCTCCGTGGGGACCGATCCCCGACGAGGAGTGGGTGAAGGTCACTGGCGTGCTGCCGTTATTCCACACGTCTGAGAAGGTTGCGACCCGCCGCGCACTTCTCGCGCAGAAGGCTGCTGCCGAAGAGGCCGCGCGCAAGCAGCATGAGATCGCGCTTCAGGCGCAAGCCGAGGCCGAAGCGAAGGCCGCCGAAGAAGCCGCAGCCAAGTTCAAGGCGGCAGTCCTTGAGACCGCCACAGCCGTGCTCGCGCAGCATGCCGCTCAAGAGGCGGCGCGCAAGCAGGCCGAGGCCGAGGCTGCCGCAGCGACTCCTGCGCAATAGGCGGGACGCTCGCGCGCACTAGGTCATGGTCGCGCTGCGGGTGGTGGGATTCTCCGGGGTCGTGCCGCGTCGCGGCGCCCGCTTGCTCTCTGACAACCAGGCGCAGGTCTCCGTCAACTGCCGCCTGACCTCCGGCTACTTCGGGCCGCTCAAGCAGCCGGCTAGAGTTGTCTCGCCAGGCGTGGCCGGAATCAAGTCGATCTTCCGCATGACGGATGGCGTGAACGACTTCTGGCTCTCCTGGAACGTGGACGTGGACGCTGCCAAGGGGCCGATCGCCGGGGACACGACCTTCCGCACCTACTACAGCGGAGACGGCGAGCCGCGGGTAACCAACCTATCGCTCGCGACTTCCGCTGGTCCGTTCCCCGGCGCGTTCTTCGTGCTCGGCGTGTATCCGCCCGCGGATGCACCGAGTGTCTCCTCATCCGGTGGGGTATCGAGCACCACAGTCTCGCGAGCGTTCGCGTACACATTCGTGACGCCATTCGGTGAGGAGTCGCAACCGTCACCGGCCTCTGCGGTCGTCACCGCGAAGATCGACGACACGTGGACTGTGGGCAGCATGGATGTCGCGCCGCTAAACTCGATGGCCGTGACGAACGCCTCGTGGTCTACCGGCGTCGCCACACTCACGGTGGCCTCTACGTTCGGGCTGCGCGTCGGTGAGCAGATCAACGTCACAGCCATGAACCCATCTGGGTTCAATGTCTCGAAGGCTGCGCTCACAGCAGTGACGGCTACGCAGGTGAGCTACGCACTGGCGTCCAACCCCGGGGCCTTCGTGGCCGGCGGAACGCTCGCGCGGGTGGCTCCGCACAACACGTCCGGCATGACGAAGAACATCTACTGGACGGAGACGCTCGCGAGCGGCACGGTCTTCCGTCTGGTCAAGAACGTGACCGTGGCTACCGTTAGCACGACTGTGCCAAACGGTAGCACGATCAGCACTGCCGACATGGTGTCGCAGGCCTGGGTGATGCCGCCCACAGACATGAAGGGCATGATCCTGATGCCCAACGGGATCATGTGCGGCTTCCACCAGAACGAGCTGCTGTTCTCGCCGAACTTCATTCCGTATGCGTTCCCGCTCACGTTCCGCCTGACGACCGACTACGACATCGTCGGCCTGGGAGTCTCGGGCTCCACGCTCGTAGTCGGCACCAAGGGCAAGCCCTACGTCGTCACGGGCATCGATCCCTCGTCGATGACGATGGAGACGGTCGAAAAGCCCTGGCCGTGTCAGGCCAAGCACTCCTTCATCAGCTCGGAGGAGGGCGTAGCTTTCGCCACGCCGATGGGCCTCGCAGTCATCGGCAGTGGCGGCAGGGACATCGTCACGAGGGACTTGTACACGCTGGAGGAGTGGCAGCAGCTCAACCTCTCCACGATCAACGCGGCCCAGTACGCTGGGCGCTACGTCTTCGCGCACGACATCGTGCTCGGGCAACAGCGCGAGGTCATCAGCATCGACAAGGGCGAGTTCGCCGCTGAGATCACGGCCAACTCCAACGCCCAGATTATGTACAGCGATCCGTCAACGGGTTTTCTGTACGTGGTCCTCAACGACACGATCTACCAGTGGGACGCGGACCCGGGAAACGTGATGACCGCGGACTGGATGTCGAAGGAGTTCGTGTTCCCCAAGCCCATCAACCTAGGCGCGGCGAAGGTGGACTCGGTATTCACAATGTCGCAGGCGCAGATCGCGGCGGCCCAGGCGGCAGCGGCGGCGGCAGCGGCGGCGGCGCAAGCGCTCATCACCGCGCTCAAGACCAAAGGGTCATCCAACGGCACATCCCTGAACGGGCTTGCCGTCAACGGAAGCTCGCTCTCTCTGCCGCCACCGCTTACCTGGAACTCACTCACGTTCCAGCTCTACGCTGACGGTGTTCAGGTCTTCTCGAAGACGCTCACCGACAACAAGGCCTTCCACCTGCCCGCCGGGTACAAGAAGGACAACGTCGCCTTCAGGCTGAACGGCAACATCACCGTGAAGGCGATCGTTGCTGCCGAGAGCATGAAGGAGCTGGAGAAGGCGTGAAGAAGGAGCAGGTGCCGGCGGGCAACCTGCCTACTCCAGAATGGGTGAGGGCGGTTCGGGACAACGTCGAGATCATCACCGGCAAGCGCGACAACAAGCTCAAGGTTCCGACGCTGCAAGTGCTGACATTCTCATCTACGCCGACCCAGGCGCAGATGCAATCGCTCAATGCCTACTTCAACGCCTGGGCCACGCAGGTAGAGGCGTTGGTAGAGCGCCTAGACGACGTGGACGAATCTCCGCAGGCAACCTCCAGCGTGGTGAGCGCAAGCATCGGGGTCTCCGGCGCGCTCAATAGCTTCTCGCTGAACAGTCTCTCGCTCAACGGCGGCAGGCGCGCGATCGTCAATTCAGTCCTCTCCTTGGCCGTGTCCAAGGTGCAGTCGAAGAATCCAGGGGGCAGCGTGAAGAAGAAGCAGGTGCCAGCAGTGGACACCGCGACGCCGGAGTTCGTGGGCGCCGTCAGAGACAACATCGAGATCATCACCGGGCGCAGGCGCAACAAGCTGAGCGTCCCAGGCATTCAGACGCTGCCGTTCTCGGCAACGCCGTTGCAGAGCGAATGCCAAGCGTTCAATAGCTACGTCAATGCGTGGGGGAATCTAATGAGCGCCATTGCGGCGAGGTTGGATGGCTAAGCTGATCCTCGATAACCAGCTCGAAGTGCTGGCGACCATCTACGACGCGATGTTGCTGGAGCCCACCGAGTTCGCTCTGGCGCGCACGCACAGAGTGACATTCGCCTCATTCGTACAGCGCTATCTGGGGCCTGACATCGTCGGGCTGGAGATGGACGGCAAGATCGCTGGCGGCATGATCTTCGAGAACGGTCACGTTCACCTGGCCATGCTGCCGTGGGCGCGAGGGCGCTGGACGCGCTACCTGCGCGAGATGCTGGAGATCGGATTCGAGAAGTACGGCCCGAAGCTCTCGGCCTTCGTGAACTCGAACAACGTCAGGGCGCAGAGATTCGTAGAGAGCGTTGGCTGCCGCAAGAAGCTCTCGAAGGCCAAGGAGTACCTGGTGTACGCAGTGGAGAAGGAAGGAATGAGGTATGGGATCGGTAGTCGGACAAATCTTCGGCGGGACTAGCGCCAGCGGCGGTGGGGATACGCAGGAATCCCACCAACTGAATCAGTACGCTGGAACTGACCAAGCAAACGCGAATACGACCTTTGCTTGGGCGCAGAATACCGGGGCTACCAATACCGGGGTGGCGAGCAACGTCGCCGCTCAGCAGCAAGGCATTGCCACGGCTGACCAGGGTCTTGGCTCCGGTGCGACGGCCATCGGCAACGATCAGAGCAACATCGCTGCCTCCGATGTCTCCCTCGGCAACAACAACGCCGCCATTGCTGGCCAGCAGCTAGGCATCGGCACGAACCAGGCCGCAATCGCCGGACAGCAGCAAAACCTCGGGACCGCGCAGACCGGCCTTGCCGGAACCCAAACCGGATACGCGACCTCGCTGAACAACGCTGCCGACGTTTCGCAAGGCAACTCCGTCGATGCGTGGAACTCCTACAGCTCGCTCTTCAATCCTGTGAATTCCCAGGTGGCGAGCGACGCAATGAACTACGACTCGCCCGACCAGATGGCGAACGTGCGTCAGGCTGCTGCCGGCAACGCGAACGAGGCCTTCGACACAGCGATCGCCTCGAACAACGCGAACCTCACGCGCATGGGCGTGAATCCGAACTCCGGCCGCTTCGCCGACCCTAACGCCACGAGCCTCGCGCGTGCGAGCGCGGTGGCCGGCGCAGAGAACACCGCAACCACCGGCCGGCAGAACACCGCCATTGGTCTGCGCCAGGGCGCGGCTGGCTTCGGACAGAACATCGCAGGCATTTCTCTGAATCAGGCCGGTCTTTCTACCAATCAGCGCGGCGCCGCCTCCGGCGCTACGAGCGCCGCCTCTGGCGCGATCAATTCAGCCGTGGGCGCAAACAACGCCGCTGTTGGCGCCAACGAGGCAGCCGCTGGGGCAAACAACTACGCCGTGGGCGCGAACAACGCCGCCGTGGGCGCGAACACCGCTGCGTCTGGAGCCAACGCCGTGGGGCTCGCCGCTATCAATACTGGGGTGAACGCCAACACGGCCGCTGTCAATGCCGGCACATCCGCCGTCACGAACCTCAACAACACGGCGAGCACGACCGGGAATATCCAGGGGTCGCCTACCCAATGGGCTGGCGCAGCTAACGGTGGTGAAGCATCAGCCGGCAACCTATCGAACAACGTCTACGACACCAACATCAAGGCCAACACAGGACTCGTAAGTGGCATGCTCGGAGGCGGCTCTGCCGCTTCATCTGGTGGACTCGGAGAGGTTCTTGGCGCGCTCTCCGACGAAACCCTCAAGGAGGAGATCGAGGAGTCCGGTGACGTTCTGCCAGGCCTGCGGCGTCTCAAGGTCAAGAGCTGGAAGTACAAGGATGGCGTGGCCGACTCGGGCCGCCACGTCGGCCCGATGGCTCAGGACGTACACCGCGAGTTCGGCGATCGCGCCGCTCCTGGCGGCAGGATGCTCTCCTTCGTGTCGATGCACGGCCTCGCCCTCAAGGGCATTCAAGAGCTGGCGGCGAAGGTGGATCGTCTCGCAGCCGGCCTCTCTCCGCGGGGAGCGTAGAGCATGGGCAACCTGGACTTCGGCTTCGGCAATCAGGCGATGGACGCTCGCGATGCGGCCATCAAAGGGAAGCAGCTCCAGAACGAGGAGACGCAGCGCGGCATCGACAACCAGAAGAAGCTCGAAGGCGTGATGACGCGCATGGCTGCGCGCATGGACCAGTACACGGGCGGTGGCACCAGCAGCTCGGACGACAACTCTGGTCTGGAGCAGCTCGGTGGTCCGCAGGACGCGAGCGTGCCAGCCGGGCCCAGGTACTCAGACAGCAGCGCTCCAAGCACAAGCGCGCCTGGTCTTCAGCCCGTCGGGCCGCAGGACTCCCACCACCAGGTGGGCTTCGGCCTGTATCAAGACCCGTCCGTTCTAGGGAACCCTAAGTTCCTGGACGAGACCGCCAAGGACTTCATGGCCGCTGGTCTGCCCGATGGCGTGAAATGGCTGGAGGCCGGCTACAAGGCGCAGAAGGAGGGACTGCTCACCGCTACGCAACGTGCGGTGGCTGGCGATCTCCCGGGCGCCGAGCAGGCGTTCAACGCTACCGGCGAGCACAAGGTGCAGCCGGGATCGCTCAAGTGGAAGGACGACAAGAAGGATGTCCTCCAGGGAAAGAATGAGGACGGCAGCGACTTCGAGGTCGATCCCAAGAAACTGCTCAAGAGCTTCCTCTCGCCCCAGGCTTTCTTCGAGCAGAACCAGAAGGAGCAGGAGACCGCCGTCAAAGAGAATGAGGCCAAGACTGCCGCCGATGTCGGGAGGGCTCACGCGGATTACTTCAAGGCAGCAGGGAGCTGGATGCGCGAACGCAGCCGCGATCCAAAGTCTGGGAACGCGGAGAAGCTCATACAGACCACCATCGACAAAGCAGGCATCGCACTGCAAAAGCAGATCGAGGCCGAGCAGTCAAGGGAGGATGCGAAGTACAACGTCAACGGGATGATCGGCCTGCTGCCCGCCATGAAGAAGGACGTTGGTCAGATGATCCGCGACGAGGAAGACCCCGAGGTCGCCTACAACACCGTCTACAACAACTACAAGAATCGCGTCAGCTCCCTCCAGGACGTGATGGGCGGGCTGGTGCAGAACGCCGAGAAGGGCAACTACTTCCAGTCTGCCAAGGACGCGACTCTCCGGGATTCTATCAGCAAGATGCTGGACAGCGGGAAGATCACGCCTGACGAGATCAAGCAGTTCCTGCCTGCGACGAAGGTCAGTAAGTCCAACCAGGATCGCATCACGAAGGCTCTAGGAGAGCTGAGCACGCTCCGCAAGGTCAACGCGGCTCCGGCGCGCGCAGCAGGTGCTGTCCCCGCGGCCACGGCCAAGATCGCCGAGCCCAAGACTCAGGCTGAGTTCGCAGCCCTGAAGGCCGGCGCCACCTACCGCGATCCCGACGACGGGAAGCTGTACACGAAGAAGTAATCGATGGGGCGATTCTCGGAGTACGGCTCTCTCATCGATGAAGCCGCCCAGCCGAGTACCGCGCCTGCGCCGCGGTTCTCTGGCGAGCCGGTTCCCCAGGATGAGCCCACACGCGCTCCCAAGTTCTCTGGCGAGCCCGTCGAGGAGCAGAAGACCAACAGCGACGACGACGCCTCTGTCTCGGCGCGCGACTACCTATCCAGCCTCGACCAGGGATTCAACACGGCCGGCGCCGACCTCGGTGAGCTGGTGCGCCGCGTGCCGCTTGTGGGCGACAAGCTCAAGCAGGCCGGGGACGCGCTCGACCGTTCCTTCTTCGGACAGTCACCAGACGAGGCGCTGAAGAACGCCTCGAAGGAGTTCTCGCCCTCCTACCAGGAGTCGCGCGAGAAGAGCTGGTGGGACTCGAAGGAGAAGTGGTTCGGTCCCGCGTGGACAGACCCCAACAGCTACATCTCCGGGATGCTCGAATCGCTTCCCGAGGAAGCCATGACCATCGCTCCGGCTATGAAGCTGGCGAAGGGCGCGTTCACGATCGCCCTGGCGAAGACCGGCAGCGAGACGCTCGCTGCGAACGCCGCGGCGCGCACGGCCATGATCGTGGGCGGCGCGTCAGAGGGCGCGCTCGCAGGGGCGCAATCGTCGCGCCAGGTCCGCGATGACATCAACGCTCTCCCGGACGACACGCTGCGTCAGTCCGACGCGGTGAAGAGCCTCATGGATCAGGGCATGTCCTTCGAGGACGCGCGGAAGGAGGTGGCCGACAACGCCGCCACCAAGGCCTTCTTCCTGGCCGGCGCCACCACGGGCATCTTCAGCGGCCTGGGCGATCGCGCCCTCGCCAAGATCATCATGGGGAACGCAGGCGGCGTCGCCAAGCGCATCATCAAGGGCGCTGTCGCCGAAGGCGTGCTCGAAGAGTTCCCGCAGAGCTACCTCCAGCAGGTCTCGCAGAACTTCGCGATGCGCGATGTGAAGCCGGACCAAGACCTGTTCGATGACGCCCTCAACCAGGGCCTCGCCGGTCTCGCGCTCGGCGCCGTGCAAGGCGGCGCTATGGGTGGGGCGTTCGGTCACCACACCGAGACCACCGCCAACAAAGAACCTCTACCCGCCTCCTCGGTCCTCGGGGAGCAGCAATCCCAACCTGCACTGCCGGCACCCAGTATGCCAATGGGTCAGCCCACCACGGACTACGAAGCGCAACGCCGCTCCGACGCCGCAGATGCTCACGCCGCCGAGGTGTACGCCGCCCGGGACGCAGAGGAGCAGCGCAGGTCCGAATCCCCCTTTACTCCAGTCGATCAGCTCTCCGACGAGCAGGCCGCGCGCCAGCGCGAGCACGAGGCGCGCGGAGGCATCAAATCTCTCCTCGCAGACACCGAGGCGATCTTCGGCGAGATCACCAAGCGCCCGGCCATCCTCGACACGATCGAGAAGGCCGCGCGCGCGCTCCCTGTCGAGCAACAGCAGGATGTGCGCAGCGCGATCGACGAGCTGGTGGCCAACCCGAAGGCCATCTGGAAGATGGCCACAGAGCGCCCGCAGGTGCTCAACACGATCACGCAGGCGACCGAGCAGGCCCAGCGCCTGTACCAGCCCGAGCAGGTGCTCGGCGCCGACCCGCGGGACGCCGCTGACGGCCTGCTCCACTACATGTCCCGCAAGGGCTCCGGGCCTACCAAGATCGCCGCCCAGGCCGAGATCGCGCGCCGCGAGGCCGTGCGCTCCGCCGGGCTCAGTGAGAACGACAAGACGCTAGCCCAGAAGATGTTCGGTCGCAAGGAGCTGACCGAGGACGAGCGCCGCCGCGCGATCGAGATGGGGCTCGGGCGCCAGCGCGTCAACGGCACCTGGGAGCTGACGCCGCAAGCCAAGGAGCTGCGCGCCCAGCTCCGCGAGGAACGTACCCAGCAAGCGATTGCCCAGAAAGGACAGCCCAGTGACCAAGCCCTCATCGACCGCGTCAACAAAGCCGGTGGATATGACTTCCAGGCGGCTGGAGTGCCTGGTACCGCTGATGCGAGCGCGGGACAGGCCATCGCCAAGAGCTTCGGCAAGCGCATCGTCTGGTTCTCCAGCGAGCGCCCCATCCACGGCGCCAGCTACGGCGGCAACCTCTACGTCAACGTCAACTCCTCCCGGCCGCACCTGACGGTCATCGGGCACGAGCTGCTGCACTCGCTGCGCGAATCGAACGAGGACATCTACCAGGGGCTGCTCAAGCGGCTCGTGCCGGTGATGAAGGGCGTCGGCGAGTACCGCAACTGGCTCGCGCAGCAGCTCGCGATCGAGGGCAAGGAGATGTCGCCCGAGGAGCTGGACAACACGTCGCACGAGGAGCTGGTCGCTGACTTCCTCGGCGACCACATGACGAAGCCAGAGTTCTGGCGCGAGGTGTTCAAGAGCCAGCCGAAGAGCTTCGTCGAGCAAATGCTTGCCCACTTGCGGGCGGCGATCGAGTCGATCCGCACGCGCCTCCAGCAAGGGCAGGCGCTCGGCTACGGCACCGAGCAGTTCATCGGGAACGCAGAGGCTGTACGCAAAGCGCTCGCCGACGCCTACAACGCCTGGGCCAAAGAGGCTACAATCAGCAATGAGGCCACCGATGGATCAATCAGACAATCACGCGCCGGAAGCCCTGGTGAACGAGGAGTTCAAAGCCATGTGGGCGAAGGTGGACGAGGAGCGCCGGGCGAAGGGCTTGCCGGCAATGAGCGAGCAGGAGCAGGGAGCGCTCGTGCGCGAGGCCCTGGCGCGGAAGGCCGCAGCCCGCTAGACGTAGCGCGCGCCCTCGCGCCGCACTACAACCCGCAGTTCAAGGTACCCGAGTCCTCGCTCGCCAAACAGGGAGCGATCGGGAAGACCTACGAGGCCGCAGCCGCGGCGTCCCCCGCATACCAGAAGGCCGTCTTCGCGGCCTACGAGAAGTCGATGCCCGTCGTCCTTGAAGGCGACAGCTACAGCCAGATCGACTCCTACAAGAAGCTCATCCAGCGTTCCTACGAGTCGCTCGCGAAAGAAGTAAAGCGCGAGTACGACGAGATCGCCAAAGACATCACGATCGAATACCACTCTGGCGAGCATCAGTACGCCAGCTCCGACGCTATGCGCGATGACGTGCTGAAGAACAAGCACCTCTGGGTGTACGAGGGCGGAGAGCGGCACGAATTCCTCGGCGATACCGACCCCACGACCGGCCGCACCTACAACGAGATGTTCCGCGCGATCCACGACTACTTCGGTCACGTGGTGACGGGTGCCCAGTTCGGCCCGAAGGGCGAGGAGCAGGCGTGGGCGTCGCACGTGCAGATGATGCCCAAGCTCGCGCGCATCGCCATGACCTCCGAGACGCGCGGACAGAACTCGTTCGTGAACTACTCGCCGATCAACATCGAGGTGCTGGAGCGTGTGCGGAAGCTGCGCCGCGACGAAGCGCCACAGAAGGCGATCGACGCCGAGTTCGCCAAGTTCCAGTACGCCAAGCAGGCGTCAGTCGCGCTGCCGCCGGAGATGCTCGACCCGCGCTACGCGGGCGGGATGCCGGCGTACATGCGCGCCGCGATCGAGCCCACGAACCCGATCGAAGCGAAGCTCGTCCATTACTCGCCCAAGGGCAACCTCACCGAGACCGACCCGTCCTTCTACGGCACTGGCCTCCGCGGAGAGGAGGCGGATCGCGTCGCTGGCGGGGCGCTCAAGCGCACCTACTTCTATCTGGAGGGGCAGACCGCCGAGTACGGCGTGGGCGCTAACCGCTACGAGGCGCAAGGCACGAAGCTCTACGATCTCTCGAAAGACCCGGAGAACCTGCGCGTCCTGGCCGCTCACTACCACATGGCGACGCCGTGGAGCGTGAACCAGAAGGAAGCCACGAGCGCGATGGAGCGCCTGATCTACGACCGTGGCTACGACGGCTACACGTCGCCCACCTTCGGCGCCGCGGCGGTGTTCGAGAAGCTGCCGGTCACGAAGGCCCCGGGTGAGCTGAAGCTCTCGCGCGAGCGTGAGGACGCTGCCGCGCGGGCCGCGATCGACAAGATCATCAACGATCCCAAGTTCCAGGAGGAGCTGAAGGAGCAGGCGTACCTGAAGGACTTCCTGAAGAACCTCACCGCCAACGTCGAAGCCAAGGCGGCATACGGGAAGCTGCTCGCGAAGTTCCACAACTGGAAGTGGGACGTGGGCACCACGCTGCTGTCGAAGACCACCGGCAAGACCTACAAGATCGCCGATCGCTCTTTCTCGCCGCCGCGCGACAAGTTCTCCACGATGGTGCCGACGTACCTAGTGCGCGGCTCAGATGGCTCCAGGCAGTTCCTCTCCGAGGCGAGAATGGAAGAGGGCAACGCCTTCGTGCCGCTCACCGGAGAGGAGCCCAAGCTCTCGCGCGAGCGGGACGTGACGCAAACCCCCGAGTTCAAGCGCTGGTTCGGCGACTCGAAGGTAGTGGACGCCGAAGGCAAGCCGCTGGTGGTGTATCACGGGACTCCCCGGGGCGGATTCTCAGAATTCGATGAAAACACGCTAGGAACTACTACCGACGGTGGTTATTATGGGCCAGGATTCTACTTCACCAGCCAACCTGGAGAAGCCGGTTTCTATGCACAGAAAATGGGTGGTGCCCGCGCGTCTATCTACCCTGCATTCCTGTCTTTGAAAAATCCTTTTGTCGTAAATTTCAGAACACATACCGATGGTTCTGACACGATCACCAGGGCGAAAGCGCTTGGAATAGATATAGGGTTCAGTGGATTCTTCAAGAACGGCCCTGCTGCTCGCGAGATCATGGAAAAGGCAGGATACGACGGCGTCCTGGCATTGAGGAGCGATAGAGAGAACACGGAGGCTGTAGCGTTTCGTCCAGAGCAAATCAAATCCGCCATCGGCAACCGCGGGACGTTCGACGAGAAGTCGCCGAACATCATGCTCTCGCGAGACCGCTCGCTGGATACCGGCATCAAGCTCACGCGCGCCGAGATGGGCGCGAGCCTCGACCAGTTCGTCTACGGCGACCAGGTGCCGCCGCAGTTCAACACGATCCGCCAGGCGGCAGAGTTCATCGAGGACCGCGCGAAGACTCTGAACGGCGACAAGGACCGTTCGGAGTTCAACGACAAGAACGTCGAGGCTGTCGCCAAGATCATGGCGCATGAGGGCCTGCTCGCGGCCAAGCAGTCCGGCAGCTCGATCGGCTGGTACCGCAAGAACCTGGAGCGCGCTCTGGCCACGGCGGCGCTCCTGCACCCAGAGATCGGCACCGACAAGAACGCGCGCTTTGCCTTCACCTACGCGCTCGCCGTCACCTCCAATGGGACCACCGTTCGCGAGAACTCGCGGTACTCCTTCGAGGCCTACCGGAAGTACGTGGACAACGACGGCAAGATGCCCTTCTACGGGAAGGGCACGCGCGGCCCCGCGATGGCGCAAGCATTCACCGCCTTCAACCGCATGCTGAAGGAGTTCGGCTCGATCGACGAACTACGCGAGTTCATGCTCTCGAAGCACGACGGTATTACGCTCAAGAAGGCCTTCCCCAAGATCAGGGAGCTGACGAGCGAAGAGGTCTACGGCGGCACGGTCATCGGCTCGAAGATCGGCGGCGGCTTCCTCCAGAACCTGAACGGCAACTACGACGCTCTCACCATCGACCGCTGGTTCATGCGGACGTGGGGGCGCATGACCGCGCACCTCACGACCAGAGCTGGTCTGAAGAGCGACACCGGCATCATCGACGCACCGAGCGCCCCGAGCGTGCGCGCGTACATCCGACGCACCGCAGAGCGCGCTCTCGAACACATGCGCGAGAACGGCAAGCGCGCCGAGATGAGCGACCTCCAAGCCCTCCTCTGGTACCCTGAGAAGGACTTCTACCACATGATGGGGGTCGCAGATGAAAACTCGAACCCGACGAGCTACCACGAGGAGATCACCAAGTATGTCCAATCCAAAGGAATCGACACTGCCGCAGCAGGCGAGCGCGTACTACCATCCGAGCGAGGACGGGGAGGAAACTCTGGAGATGAACTCGCAGGACGCGAAGCGCCTGGCCGAGTCGTTCAAGAAGAAGCCCGCCCCGAAGAAGTCGTAGACCAGGCGGCACACGAGGCCGCCACCTCGCCCAAGAACGAGCTGCCCGAGCCCACGCCCGCGCAGAAGGAGGCTGGCAACTACCAGAAGGGTCACGTCCGCATCGCCGGCCTGGACATCTCGATCGAGAACCCGGCCGGCTCCGAGCGCACCTTCACCAAGCCGAACGGCGAGGAGGGCTCGCGCACGATGCAGAGCCACTACGGCTACGTCCGCGGCACGGTGAGTGGCGACGGCGAGCACATGGACATCTTCATCAAGCCCGGGACGCTCCCCGACTACGCCGGCCCGATGTTCGTCATCGACCAGCGCAAGCCCGGCAACGGAGCCTTCGACGAGCACAAGGTCGTCATGGGCTGGCCCACGATGACCGAGGCCAAGGCCGCGTACCAGGAGAACTACCAGCGCAACTGGGACGGCATCACCTCGATCTCGCGCTTCGAGAATCCGGCCGCGTTCAAGAGCTGGCTGGAGAGCGGCAACACCGAGAAGCCTGCGGCAGAGGAGCTGAAGCTCTCGCGCGATCGCGACGGCCGCCCTGGCGAGAGATTCGAGATGCGCCTCGAACTCGCGCGCCAGCAGAACGGTGACTGGATGTCACCAGACAGCCGCTACGAGGTGGTGCGCGAGCCGGATGGCTACTACGCGAAGGTCGATGGCTCCGAGATCGGGTGGGGGCGAGACTTCCAGCGCGCCAAGTCCTTCCTCACCGCACGCTTCAACCAGGAGGTCGAGGCCGGCACGATCAAGAACCCGAACGACGCTAAGAGCGTCATCAACCGCTACACGGCTGACCAGCAGCACGCGGTAGTGGATGTGTGGAAGAAGATCGCAGCGCTCCCGAGCGCCTTCCGCTTCACCCAGACCGACGCCAAGGACGCCAAGCAGATCGCCAAGGACATCGGCGCCGATCGCGTGATGACGCGCGTCTACACCGACCCTGCCGACATGAAGGCGGCACCGGAGGGAATCATCTACGTCGATTTCATAGACGGCAACGAGGCGGCCATTCACTTCGACAACGTCGATGGTACGGCGCAAGTGGCGGCGCAGGAGATGACGCAGGGCGGATTCGGCGCGCAGCTCTATCAGCTCGCCCTCGCCTGGGCGCACAACAACAAGTACGTGCTGGTGCCGGACACGAGCCTCACCTACGTGAACACGTTCCGGCGTACCGAGCAGATGATCTCCGCTGCGCTGCGCTACGGCACAACGAAGTACATGCGCCCGCACCTAGACCAGGGGCTCTACGGCTGGATCAACAAGCCGCAGACGAAGACCGACGAAGAGCACAACCTGGCGCTGATGCTCCTCTCCTCCTACGAGAACGTGATGGGTGCCGAGGCCGACAAGCGCTCGAAGATCATCGACACGTTGCGTGATCTCCGGTATAATTTCACCTCCCAGAAATTCGAGACAGCCGATGGCAAAGTCTTTACCAATCAGGACTGGCGGCAGCTCGCTGAACGTGACCATAAATCCGGTGATACTGGCAACGGCGTCACGACTCTTCAGAGAGCGGTGCTCACGCAATCCGTTCTCGACGAGTCCAGAAAGCGCAACGGAAAAGGACTGGCCGCACTGGTTCAGGCTGCTCCGGGGAACGCCATTCTCGATGGCGACCATCCTCTCCGCGGTGTCCTCTACTCCCGACAGCGCGATACTGGAAGCGGGCAGGTGGCTCAGCCCGCAGGCGCTCCGAAGGGCGGAGCGGTTCTGCGCGCTGCGCTCTCGACGGCACGCGCCGCCACCGCCGCCGTCCGGCCGGTAACGGCCGCGCTCGACCTCGCCAACCGCGGGGCCGACCTCCTCCTCAAGGTACCCGGCAAGCTCCTGATCGCCCCGGTCACGTCGCGGCTGTACGACCGCGTCGTCGGTCTGGGGCAATGGCTGGCCAAGAACAGCACGCTCGCCCAAGAGGCGGCGCACGGGCTCATCGCCGACTACGGGCTCCCAGAGCCGTACCTGGATGCCCGTCAGGAGCGCGAGAGCCGCATCCAGTCCGTCCTGCGCAGCTCCAAGGAGATGATCGACAGGATCGCTTCCCTCGACCGCGCGCAGGCGCGCGTGGCGTACACGTGGATGCAGGAGAAGCCCGACACCGACACCGAGAAGCGCCTGCTCGCGCAGCTCCCGCCGGAATCCAGGCAAGCGCTGGCCGGGATGAAGGAGCAGATCGACCAGCTCGGGCAGGAGGCCGTGAAGCTCGGGCTCCTCTCGAAGGAGTCCTTCGACCGCAACCGCATGGCCTACCTGCACCGGACCTACAAGAAGCACGAGCTGGAGAACCCGGGCCGTGCCGCCGCCGGCACGCGCGCAAAGTCCATCCGCGCCGACGCCTACCGCGGGCGCGGATTGCGCGATGACGTGGCCGCCTCGCGGCTCCCGGGCGTGCAGCAGGGCGACAAGTACCTGCGCCTGGAGGACCGCGCGCCCGGCACCGACGGGGGCCTCGGCGCGCTCCAGCGCGTGGTGTACCTGCCCGCCGGCAAACCCGTGCCGCAGACCTACTCCGGCTGGCGCCAGGATGGCGTCTGGGAGGCGCGCTTCATGGAGAAGCAAGGTCAGGTCGGGATGTGGCGCGACCTCACGCCGGAGGAGCGCCAGCGCCTCGGGGAGATTGACGAGGTGCGGTACGCCTTCGCGCGCACCATGCTCGCGACCACGCGCGACATCGAGACCGCCCGTTTCCTCAAGTGGACCTTCGACAACTACGCGAAGACCGAGTCAGAAGTCGAGGAGCTGGGCGGCACGATCGCCGAGGCCGTGGACTCGCTCGTGACGCTCAAGGTCTACGCCGACAACGAGTGGGTCAAGGTGCCGACGAGCTACGCGCAGGGCACCAAGATTCCCAAGTACGGCGCGCTCGCCGGGGCCCACGTGCCGGGCCACATCTGGAACGACATGCGCTCGACCATCAACCTCAAGGCCGACTCCGCCGTCGGGCGCCTATACGACCAGCTCCTGCGCGGGTGGAAGATGAGCAAGACGGCCCTCTCGCCGGCCGTCCACACGAACAACGTCATGTCCAACTTCGTGCTCGCCGATATGGCCGACGTTCACTTCGAGCACATCCGCAAGGCGCTCAGCGCGATCATCGACTCCCAGCGCGGCAACGCCGCTGCGAAGACGCTCATGGAGCGCTACAACTCCTCCGGCGCCGAAGGCTCATCGCACGCCGCGGTAGAGCTGCGCACCGAGATCATCGAGCCGATGCTGAAGGAGCTTGAGCAGGAGCACGACGAGACGCTCCGCAAGACGGGGATCATGCAGGCGATCGCGCTCGGGCTGCGCGGCAACCTGCGCCAGTCCCTCGCCGCGCTGCACGCCTCGAAGGCGGCCCAGGTCGCCACCGCCCCCTTCAAGATCATGGTGGAGGCCTACCGCGAGGAGGACACGATCTTCCGCCTGGCGAAGTTCATCAGGGAGACCGAGGCCGGGAAGAGCGACAAGGTCGCCGGCCGAGAGGCGCGCAAGTCGATCCTCGACTACAACATCAACGCCCCGTGGGTGCAGGCGCTGCGCCGCGGGCCGTTGCCCTTCCTCTCCTTCAGCTACCGCGCGATCCCGATCCTTCTCGACACCGCGGCCCACAAGCCGTGGAAGATGATGAAGTACTTCGCCGTCGGCTACGCGCTGAACGCGCTCGCCTACGCGATGCTGGGAGGCTCAGGCGACGAGGACAAGGAGCGCAAGCTCATGCCGGAGGAGAAGTCCGGCCGCTCGCTCGGCGTCTTCTACCGGATGCTGCGCATGCCGTGGAACGACGAGAACGGAGCACCAGTATTCATGGACATTCGCCGCTGGATTCCGGGCGGCGACATCGTGGACCTGAACGGCTCGCAGGGCGCGATCCCGCTCCCGAGCTGGCTCTCCGTCGGCGGCCCGATCTCACTGGGCATCGAGATGGCCGCCAACAAGGACATGTTCACCGGCAAGACGATCGTCAAAGACTCCGACGAATACGGAGAGAAGATGGTCAAGATCATGGATCACATCGCGAAGTTCATCATGCCGAACGTGCCGATCCCGAACCCGGCAGGCTACGTCGCCGACGAGATGTTCGGCGAGCGCGGACTCTTCCAGACCTACTCGTGGAAGTCTGTGCTCGGCGCCGGCACCGGGGAGACTGACGCCTTCGGCCGCGAGCGCAACCTCGCGCAGTCTGCCGCATCCGCCGCTGGCGTCAAGATCGGGTCGCAGCCGGAGGACGTGGCGAAGAGCAATCTCAGGGCGAAGACCGCCTCGGCTCAGCGCGAGATCAGCGAGAACATCTCCGCGCTCCGCCGCGAGCGCCACCGCGTGGAGGAGAACCCGGACGCGCAGGAGAATGTGGATGCGCGCATCGCGCGCCAGCGCGAGAAGAGCCGCGCGATCCAGCGCAAGTACTCCGACAAAATCGGCCTGGAGCCGAACCCCTAGCAGGTCTTTGAGCAGCGATCGCGCGTGTCCGCGCAGGCTGCCATGCGTTTCTCCGCGACCTCTTTGTCCTCGATCGCGTTCGGTGGGGAGATGCAGGAGCTGTACATCGAGAGGCATTCTCGCTGGCACTTCGTGTTGTATTGGCCAAGGCCACCGCACCCGGCAAGCGCGAGCGCCAGGCTACATGCGAGTGATCTCATACCAGTAGCCTCCGAAGCAGAGTGCGAGTAGGAGCAGCGTGCCGATCAGCGCATCGGCCCTATTCCTGGTGCTGGTGCCGCTGATTCCGGCGAACGCCGCGGTGACGATGATGGCCAGCCCGAGCGAGCCGACGCCGCCTACGATGAGCCAGTACGGGATGGCGGCGAGCTGCATGAGTGCGCAATGCTACTTCTTCGGATAGAGCTTTTCAAGCTCCGCGGGCGTCATCCAGCGCCAGGGTCGAATAAAGCGCACGCCCTCCCAGCGCCCGATCTCCATCTTCATCAGCGGTATTCGATCCTGATCTCCAGCAAGCAATCGCGCCAGAAGTATGGCGCGCACTTCGTCTTCGGTGAGCGGACGGCCTTTGTCCTCCGCCGCGCTCAGCAGCGCGCGCTCTTGAGCGCTATCCACCTTGAGATCGGCAGGCACCACGGCGAACCGCACGATCCACTTTACAGACGGCGATCCAGGCCTGTCCTTAGTCAGCGAACGCTGGCCCGGTAGGTGAACGATCAACGTCGCGTTGCGCGCGGCGTCGTACTCCCTGGTGATCTTTCGATCTGCGAGTGTCTTCAAGAGGGTGTTCTCCCGCGAGATGTTGTCCATGAGCAGGCGGTACTGCTTGTTCTTGAAGTCGCTCGAAATAATCGACGTGGCCATATTGACTCAACACGAAACGTGATGCAGTATAGCGGGGGTTTTAGCCATGTCAACTATCCAATGACGACGATTGCCTGCGACCGTGAGCAAATGGTGTCCGACTCCAGGGTCACGACACCGGGCGGCCCGTCCTATCCAGCGGTGAAGATCATCCGCGTGAAGGATCGCATCATCGGTGCGTGCGGCCACAACGGCGACTGCACGCGCTTCCTCGAATGGGCGAAGAAAGAATTCAAGGGCACAGAGCCGAAGTGGATTCTGCCGGCGAGCGATGAGAGCGCCGTCGAGGGCATCGTGCTCGACAAGGACGGCATCTATCTGTGGAACAGTGGTGACCCGGAGCCCGAGCGCCTGCTGAACGTCGAGCAGTTCGCGGTGGGCTCCGGCGGTTGCGCTGCGCGCGTCGCGATGATTCTCGGAAAGAGCGTCACCGAGGCAGTCGAGCTGGCGTGCCGGGTTGACGACAACAGCGGCATGCCGCTCCAAGTTCTGAAGCTCAAGGAATGAAGCTCCGCTGCCCGAAGTGCGGAAGTGGTGTGAGCAAGGGTGGCACCGTCTCCGGCCCGAAAGGCAAGACAGGACAGCAGCGCTGGCACTGTCAAGACGATCGCGGCACTGGGTGTACCTGGCACGGCACACAAGCGATCGGCATCACCGATCTCAACGCCGGCATCGACAAGCGCGAGGTCGCGATCCTGCACCGTCGCATAAAGGGCGACGATCGTCACGTCCGCCGCTACGTCATCACAGCCGCACAGAATGCCACGCCAGTGCATACCCAGTTCTTCGCCGGCCTCATCTCCTACTGCAAGCACAACTCCGCTCAGCTCCTCGTAATCCCGTACCGCTACAAGAACCCCACGTCCTTCTGGGGTGAGGAGGCGAAGTCCGAGGACTGGTGGGCGAAGGAGACGGTGCCGTACCTCTACCCGGTGCGCCATCAGCTCAACAAGAATCTGATCGTGCTGGGCGACATCAAGACCCAGCCCACGGCCAGCTCACCGCTCTCCGGCTTCGAGACCATCGCTGGCGGGCAGAGCGCCATCATCGGCCACCCCAAGCTCGAACTCACCACCGTCGCAACTCCCCAGCAGCAGCTCCCCAAGATTCTCACCACTACCGGCGCCTGCACGCAGAAGAACTACATCCCGAGCAAGGCCGGCAAGCAGGGGGAGTTCCATCACACCTTCGGCGCTTGCGTCGTGGAGGTGGAGGGCGATCTCTTCCACATGCGCCAGATCAACGCGCTCAGCGACGGCAGCTTCATGGACATGGAGTGGGAGTACGTCGGCGCCAAGCGCATGCGTATCCTGCGCGCCGCGGCGCTCGTGATGGGCGACACGCACGTGAAGTTCGTCGATCCGCAGGTCCAGGAAGCCACCTTCGGCAAGAAGGGCATCATCGCGCGCCTGAAGCCCAAGGTGCTCGTGTGGCATGACGTGTTCGACTGCTACGCCGGCAGCCACCACGATCGCGACAAGGCGATCATCAACTACGTCAAGCACCACACCGGGAACGGCAACGTCGAGCGCGAGCTGCGCGAGGCGATCGCCTTCATGGACGACAACACGCCAGCGGACACCACGAACGTGGTCGTGCCGTCCAACCACCCGAACGAGCACCTGTGGCGCTGGGTGAACGAGACCGACCCGCGGCGCGATCCTGAGAACGCGATCTTCTGGGCGCAGAGCTACGTGGCGATGTGCCAGCTCTCGAAGATGGGCGACGGTGGAGTGGCGAGCATCGACATCTTCACGTACTGGGGCAAGCAGTTGCTGAAGCACAAGGACACGGTCTTCCTGCACACCGACGAGAGCTACCTCCTGCACGGCGTGGAGCTTGGCATCCACGGGCACATCGGTGCCAACGGCGCACGCGGCTCGCGCAAGGCCTTCGGGAAGATCGGGGTCAAGACCATCATCGGCCACGCCCACAGCCCGGGCGTGAAGGACGGCGTCTACCAGGTCGGCACCAGCTCGCGGCTGCGGCTCTCGTACACGCGCGGACCATCGTCGTGGCTGCACACGCACTGCATTCTCTACCCGAACGGCAAGCGCACGCTCATCAACATCATCGAGGGGAAGTACACCGCATGAGCATCCTGATCTACTCGCTCTACATCATCGGCTCGCTCTGCTTCGTCGCCGGCTCCACGCTGGCGCTTCTCGGGGCGATCGGGTGGGTCTGAGGGATACCGCCACGGTCGGCACCTTCGATCGCACGATCGCCAGGATGCTCAACCATCTGCCGCGCAGGCGCACGGCATTCTGGTACGAGGACAAGCTGCACTGCGCCACAGACGATGAGAGTCGGTCACGCGCAGGGCGCAGGTTCAACAAGCTCGTGCGCTTCGCCGGCAACGTCGGCAGCGCTCGGGTGAATGGCTTCGGAGATCGTCGTCTTGGAAACACCTGACCTCGTCAACGGCCTGTTCGAGTTCTTCGGATCGATCATGCTCTGGAGGAACGTCCTTCAGCTCTACCGCGACAAGATGGTCCGCGGCGTCCACTGGTCAGCCACCGGCTTCTTCGCCGCGTGGGGCTACTGGAATCTTTTCTACTACCCGCACCTCGGCCAGTGGCTGAGCTTCGCCGGGGGCATCAGCATCGTCACCGCCAACACGGTTTGGCTCTACCAGATGGCCTACTACATGAGGAAGGCATGACCACGATCGAAGTCTTGAAGGCGACCCGCAAGGGCAACTGGATGCAGACCTACACCGGCAAGGCCTACTGGCCGTGCGACCCGAAGACGGAGGAGGTGGACATCCACGACATCGCGCACGCGCTCTCGCTCATCTGCCGCTACACCGGCCACTGCAAGAAGTTCTACAGCGTGGCCGAGCACAGCGTCCACGTCTCGCACCTGGTGCCGCCGGAGTACGCCTTCTACGGGCTCATGCACGACGCCCAGGAGGCTTACGTCAACGACATCGCCCGGCCGCTGAAGCCGAGCATCGCAGGCTACCAGGAGATCGAGGAGATGAACTGGCGCGTGATCTGCGACAAGTACCGCATGCCCTACGAGCTGCCGAGGGAGGTCAAGGAGATCGACCGCCGCATCTGCATGGACGAGCAGGCCGCGATCATGGGTCCGTCGCCATTCCCGTGGGACAAAGACCTGGGCCTCCCGACCGGCATCGGTATCTGCGCCTGGGCGCCGGAGAAGGCCGAGCAGATGTTCATCGCTCGCTTCCGCGAGACCGGGGCCGCGCACGTGAAGCGTGTGCTGCGCGACGTGGCCCTGGAGAAGATCATGGCTGTGAGGGGCGTATGAAGCTCATCGGCGTCACGGGCAGGGCCGGCTCCGGCAAGGACACGGTGGCCGACTACCTATGCAAGCACCACGGCTTCTACAAGTACAGCTTCGCCGCGCCGCTGAAGGAGATGCTCAAGGTCATCGGCGTGTTCGACGATCGCGCGACGAAGGAGCTGCCGCACCCGGTCTTCGGCGTATCGCCGCGCCGTATGATGCAAACGCTGGGCACGGATTGGGGACGCGACACGATCTGCGACGACATCTGGCTGCGCGTCGCCGAGCAGCGCCTCCGCGGCGGCGCTACGATCGTGCTGAACAGCTACCAGTACATGGGCAACGAGATCAGCGACGTGG